AAAATTCTTTATAATACACTATAGTATTATACAGTATATATTGTAATATATATATATTATAGTAAATATCCGCGCGCGTGAGCGCGTATGTTAGAAAGAAAATTTCAGATCACCAAATCATTTATCAAATTTTTCTAACAAGAAAATTTCTGTGTTTCAATTCTGATATGTATATTTGTGAAAATTTTGAACGATGCGAATTCTACAGAAGAGCTTAAAAGTACCTCGCAAAGAGTACATGAGAAAGCATTTAGAGATTATATCTCCTTTGCTACCAGAGAAGCTAACAAAGATGGAAATTGAAGTTTTAGCACTGCTTATGGAAAACCCTGAGCAAGCTTTTACTACAGAGTACAAGACGACAATCTGTGCTAAACTAAAGCTCAGTCCACAAGGGTTATCAAACTATATTTCGTCCTTAAAGAAAAAAGGCTTTATAGAGAAGCGAGAGGTGGCATATATTCCCGAATATCTATATCCTGAACCTGAAATACAAGGGTATCAGTTTAAGCTGGAAATTTCAGCCTTAGAAGAAGAAAATGGTACAGACATCGAGACAAGTCATTAACGAGTTCTACAAAACCTTACCAGAAGAGATGCGTAAACAATATACGCTAGATCAAATTCAGGAGATTGTAGAAGCGCCTTACAGGAGATTTGAAGAGATGATACTTGATTCAGAATTACCTGTATTGCCGAGATTTAGATTTATGCATTTTGCAGTGTTCTCAATCTGTTTAGGTAGGGCAAAGCATCTTATCAAGAAAATAGCAGTCTCTATTGAAAAAGGGACTAATTTTGAAGCTGCTAAGAGAAACTTAGAAATATTAGAGAAACATGTCAGAAACACAGAAGCAGAAGCCGATAAAGAAAGCGAAGCCAACGCTTAAAAACATTTATGCATTTATAACAGGTCATATTCGTTACAAGCTATATTATTCCAAGTATAAAAAGCTTATACGACCTCATATTCTAGCACAGATAGACTTCAGAATATCGGTTATGGATCAAGTGTGTTACAAAACAGGTTCTTGTAAGATGTGTGGCTGTGCAACAACAGCATTGCAGATGGCTTCTAAATCTTGTGATAAACCTTGTTATCCTCCGTTTATGAGCTCTAAAAAGTGGGCAGCTTTTGTCGCAGGAAGACTTGTAAGAATAGGAGGTAACTTTTGGCAGATAGCACAAAAAGAAGATCCTATTGATTGTGATTATGTGTTGCTGTCAATACTTTTGAATAATGAAATTGTCAATCAAAAAACAATAAAAGTTAGTTGCAAAAATGAGTCTTTTCAAAGAGGTAACTAAAACAGTTAGTTGTAAAGAAAAAGATACTGTAGAAGTGTCTTTTGAACTCACTAAGCAGGAAGATGTGAGTAAAATTGTTAACGTGTCAGCGTCTTGTGGATGTATTAACCCATCTTATGATATTGCTGGCGGAGCTGTTAAAGTCACTATGCGAGCTGGAGAAGTTCCACAACATCTAGTCGCAGAGGGAAATAATGCATACGAGACCAAGAAGTATGTAAAAGTGGAATTTCAAGACGGTTCTGAAGAGTTATTAACTATTGATGCAGTTGTGTCGAAATAATGGACAGAGAAAAACGTTTTATTCCCATTCTTGACAATGGTCATGGTGGGGTTATTGGTGGAGAATATCAAACAGCTGGAAAGCGTTCTCCAAATTGGAAACATGGCGTTCTGTATGAAGGTATGTTTAACAGATGGGTAGTTAACCATCTTGCAGAGAAATTAGATAGGGCACAAATTCCGTACTACAGAGTATCAGAAGAGTCTCGTGATGTTTCTCTTGAAGAAAGAGTTGAACGTGTTAACAAGATCATTCGTGATGTGCCTAACGGTATGCTACTTTCTGTACACGCTAATGCTGGGGGTGGCTCAGGAATGGAATTCTTTACAACTCAAGGAGTAACTACTTCTGATTTGATTTGTAATGAATTTATTAAAGAAGCTATAAAGGCAGTACCAAATCATAAATTAAGAGAAGATTTATCTGATGGTGATTCAGATAAAGAAGCTAATTTTTATATCTTGTCAAGAGTTGTATGTCCTGCTGTCTTAGTTGAGGTTGCTTTCATGGATAATGAAAAAGACTATGAAAAATTATGGGACAAATCATTCTTGGAAGATTTTGTGGAAGGTCTTTATGCAGCAATCTATACGCTGTATCATCACGGAATAACAGTGTAATGGCTATACTATTCCATGTTGTAAATCAGAAAGTTGTACCAACAGCGGAGACGTTGTTGGTACATCCTTTTTCTGATATATGGGAAAGAGATAAGTCAGAAGACAAAGAGTTTGCTCTAAAAGAATTTGCATATATAGAGTTCTTTTGTTCTGTAGCAAAAACGAACTTTTTCAGACAATATGAAGAGAATGTAAGAAGTGCAAGAATTATAGATCAAGTATTCGGAGAAAAAGGGTATACTCCTGACGATTTAGTTTTACAAGCAATAGCATTGTATAACAAATTTAATACAGAAGCTTCGGCTTCATATACATATTACCAAGCGAATTTGAAACTCGTAAAGAAGATTGAAAATTATCTTAATAATCTAGATCCTGAAGCAGTTAATCCAAAAACATTACTACCTATGTTTAAGCCAAAAGATCTAACAGCAGCTGTTGCAGATACTAAAAAAGTGATTACTGAGTTAAAAGGTGTCGAGAAAATAGTTCAAGAAGAGGTACAAGAGGAGTTACAAATTCGAGCTCAAAAGAAGATTTCACCATTTGCAAATCCAGAGAGCTTAGATGATTGAAAATGAGTACACAGATGGTTTATTAGGAAGTATTCGGAATGATGATGGCATCTGGATAAACACATCGTGTTTTCAAGAAGAAGCCAATCATTTCAGAAAGAAGGGATATTATTGTGCAGATCCCGAGATGTCTTCTGGTTGGTTTGATTACTGGAAAGAACAGCGTAGAAGATGTATTCAAGGTTACTCAGTCGGTGGTGCTAAGATAACAGGTGATCACTATTTTTACCTCAATTTTTCACAGATTGCTAGAGTAGCAGATCCAAATGCTCGTGTTGTGGTTAAAGAAGTCTCTTTCCCTGATTTTTGGGATGGGGACTATAATTATTTTTGGGTACGGGAAATAGCTCGTTACGGGACTTTAGATGGTTATTATCGTGGTGGAGTTCCAGAAGAATTTGAGAATTTGACAGAGACAGAGCTTCAAAAAAAGATGCTCGAAATCTATAACAACTTGAGGCTAGAAGTGAAGTTACCACCAGAAGCATTAAAGGGTGGGTTAAATCTTTTAGTAGGTAAATCACGTCGTAAAGGTTATTCATATAAGAATGCTGCAATATCCGTAAATAATTTCTTTACTAAACCTAACTCTCTAACAATATTCAATGCTTTTGATAAAAAATATCTTTATCCAAAAGGTGTTTTCTCAATGGCGTTGGAGATGATTACTTTCGTAAATGATAATACAGCTTGGACAATGCCTTCGGATGTAGTTAATACATTCAAGCATATTAAAGCTTCTTATATAACATACAAAGATGGTGTTAAAATCGAGAAGGGTTTCAAATCGGAAATTTCTGCCATTACTTGTAACAACAACCCAGATCCAAATCGTGGTAAAGATGCTGTAGACATTTTCATAGAAGAATGTGGAAAATTTGGTACACCAGGGCTATTGAAAAAGTTATACGCATCTTCAGAAAACTGTGTTAAAGCAGGAGCATTAAAAACAGGCTTAATAACACTGTTTGGAACTTCAGGAGATATGGAATCTGGATCGGTGGATTTTGCAGATATGTATACTCGTCCCAAGGCCTTCGATTTACTGCCGTTCTACAATATTTGGAATCCTGATATGAAAGAATCTCTTAGAAGCTTCTTTCACCCTGCTAATTGGAATCTAGAGGGATATTATGATAGGCAAGGGAATTCAGATGTAGAAGGTGCTAAAGAAGCAATTCTTAAAGCACGTGAAAAGAGAAAACAAGACGGAGCTTCCACTGTTGAAATTCAGAATAAAATCCAAGAAGAGCCGTTAAATGGTGAAGAGGCTTTTGCTACTAATAATGCTTCATTATTTCCAATTGCAGAATTACAAGCACAACTTACCAAGGTGATTGACAATGAGTGGCAAGAAAAAAAAGGTATTCCAGTACAATTCAAAAGAGAAGGAAAAATAGTCACTGCAACACCAATTTTAACAGGTAAAGCGGTTCCAATAACAAGTTATAAAACATTGCCTAAAAATCTGCTTGGATGTCCTGTGATTTATGAGTATCCTGAAGAAGGAGCCCCGCGTGGAACTTATAAGATAGGATATGACCCTGTAAGACAAGACACAGGAACATCATTGTCTGCAATCATAGTTTATAAATCTCCTACAAGACAATCTTATACACATTCTAACATAGTGGCAGAATATATCGGAAGAGGAGATACTTCGGAATATGCAGATGCTATAGCAGAATATTTTGCGGATTTCTACAACACAACCATTATGTATGAAAATGAAGTTGTTGGGACAAAAAACTATTTTCGTAGAATTAAACGCTTAAATTTATTAGCGGCACAACCAGATAGAGTTATTTCAAAAGCTATTAAAGGTTCTACAGTAGCGCGTGTTTATGGTTGTCACATGAATGCAAGTCTTAGAAGTCAAGGAGAAAAGTATATACAAGATTGGCTTATAGATGTTGTAGACTATGATGAAAACGGAGATCCGATAAGAGTTCTAGATAGAATATATTCTAGAAGACTATTAGAAGAATTGATTAGTTATAATAGAAAAGATAACTTTGACTTGATTTCGGCACTTATTATGTGTATGTTTCAAGTACAAGAATCTATGTCAGATGACGTTCAATTTGAAACGCCTGCTAAAACAAACGGTAAGGAATTACTTGAGATGATGAATACCATGTATCAAAAAACAACAATTTTCTAGAATAATGGCAAAAGATTTATTATCAAGACCTAGACTTACTATGGCGCAGAAAGAAGCCAATCATAAGCAATGGTACAGAGAACATATAGATCGTTTAGATCATCATAATACAACAGATCCTTTTCTCGCTTCTCTTGATTATCAAATTACAGATCAACAGAGGATGAAAGTTAACTATGCTCTGTTTAACAATAAAATCAATCTTGAAGATTTTGCGTATGTATGCAGACCTTTTGGTGCAGAAGCGGGAGAGTTGCCAGCTCAAATGGTTAATAGAGATATAGTTTCAGAAAAGGTGAAAGCACTATTAGGTATGGAGTTAAGGTTGCCTTTTTCTTGGAAAGCTTTTGCTGTTAATGCAGAAGCAACAACAAGAAAAGAGCAAAAGAAATTTTCACTTATTAGAGACTATGTTATAGAACAAGTTCTTGCATCTATCAATCAAGAACAACCAGTTCAAACGCCACAAGAACAAGCTCCGCAACAAATGTTGCAGGCTCAACCTCAACAGCAACAAGCACCAGCAGGACAAATACAGCAACCTCAACAAGAAGAACAAGAACACGCAATGACTCCGCCAGAAGTTATGCGTTACATGGAAAGAGAACATCAAGATCCTGCGGAAGTTTTGGCAAATCAATTGCTAGCATATTTAGCGGAACGCTGTGAGTTAAAAGCAAAATTTTCACAAGGATTCAAACACTATTGTTTATCGGCACGTGAAATTTATCTTATTGAAATTTGGAATAAAGAACCTAACATAGAAGTAGTTAATCCGTTACATTTTAGATGTAGTATGTCTGCAAATAGTGATAAGATAGAAGACGGGGAATGGGCTACTTGTGAGTACATGATGTCACCATCAGAAGTAGTCAATAAGTTTGGGGAATATCTTACAGACAGCGATATTGATAAAATTTATGACAAACAATTTGCAACAGGTACACAAGAAGCTATAGACGAGTTCTTTGAGTTTGATGACGATATAACTGAACGCGATCTAAATACAGTGCGAGTATTACATTGTACTTGGAAAGGTTTGCGAAAAATTCAATTTCTCACATATTCAAATGAAGAAGGCGAGATCTTAGAAACTATTGTAGATGAAAGTTACAAACTAAATGAGGACGCGGGTGATATAAACTTAGAATCACAGTGGATACCAGAAGTTTATGAAGGTTGGAAAATAGGTACAGATATTTATGTGAAGATGCAACCTGTACCAGGACAATTTAAAGATATAGACAACCTTTTTTATTGCAAGCTACCTTATTACGGAGTTGTGTGTGATAACATGAACTCTGAACCTGTCTCTATTATGGATAGATTGAAAACATATCAATATTACTATAATATTGTGATGTATCGTCTAGAACTTATGCTTGCCTCAGATAAAGGTAAAAAGATTCTAATGAATATAAATGCCATACCTAAATCTTCAGGGATTGATATTAAAAAATGGCAGTATTTCTTCGAGTCTACATCTATTATGTGGATTGACCCAAATGAAGAAGGTTCTGGATATAATGATGTAAATACTCTTGCAAAGACAATAGACTTATCTCTAGCGTCAGATATATCTCGTTATATACAGTTAGCTGACTATATACGTCAACAGGCAGGAGTTGCAGTTGGAATCAACGAGAAGATAACAGGAGAAGTAGGAAATAGAGAGACAAGTACAAATTATCAACAATCGTTACAACAATCGTCTAATACTCTAGAACCCTACTTCTCTCAACATACTCAAGCGCGTAAAGCTGTTATAGAAGCATTGTTAGAACAAGCAAAGATTGCATATTCTACTTATCATCAAGAAAAACTGGTTTATGTTACAGATGATCTTACACAAAAGATTATCGAAATGGATGACGAGTTATTGGACAATAGTACTTATGGCATTTTTGTTACTGATTCTTATAAGCTTGAAGAAACTAAACAACAGATACAACAGTTAGCACAAACTGCGCTACAATCGCAGCAAATTGAGTTAGCAGATGTTATTTCTGTATTGAGGCAACAAACTATTGTAGAAGCAGAAGAAGTTCTTAAAGTAAGACAGAAGCAAAAACTAGAGGAAGTTAAAAAAATGCAAGAACAGGAACAGCAAGCTCTTGCACAAGAAGAAGAGAAGAAGAGAGAATTTGAGCGAGAACGCCATCAAATGGAACTTGAGACCATCCGAGTTAAAGAAGCTGAAAGGCGTCAAACGGAAATTATTAAAGCATCTTTAACGGGAGCTTCATTTAATCCCGATTTAGATAAAGATAATGACGGCACAAATGATTTTATGGAGTTAGCTAAAGCAGCTGATCATAATTTGAAAGTTGAGCAAGTGCAAGCTAAAAATCAACTTGATAGAGAAAAGTTTGAAAATCAAAAGCAAGTTGAGGCAAAAAAGATAGCAATAGAAAAAGAAAAATTAGCTTTGCAAAAGCAGAAATTGCAAAACGAGAGAAATAAGAAAGAGCAATAAATCCTATTGACGTAAATAACTCAAATTACAGATTTGAGTATAACATTTTCATAAATTAAACTGTATTTTTGTGTGAGATGAAAACAGAAGAGAATAACAAGAATTTTTGGAATGACAACGTTGATGATTTTTTCAACGAGTTGTCGTCTGCGCTTCCTGAAGATCCTGATACACAAGATCTGGATGATGAGGACGATAATGACCAAAGTAATTCTCAAAACACTGAACCTAAACCTCCTAAGAAAAAGGATAGAAAAGTAGATCCTTTGTTTGAGGATGATGACGATGATAGTGATATAGATGTAGATTTTCTTGATGATGAGCCTACTGAGAATTCTGCAGAAGATACCGATGAGGATAAAACTAAAAAAGCGAGACCTAATACTAAAACATCTCCTATATTATCTGCGTTAAATCTTTTCAAAGAAAAAGGTATCATGTCAATTGATGACAACGATATGCCTCAAACTGAAGAAGATGCTATAGATTCAATTGAAGAAATTATACATAATGCAGTAGAAAATCGTGTGCAAGAAGTTGTGGCAGGTACACCAGATATTGTACAAAACTTAATTAAGTATGTAGTAAACGGTGGGGATCCTCATGTATTTTTGAATACTATTATGAGTGAAAAACCTCGTGTACTTTCAGCAAATCTTGATCTTAATGATGAAGCTAACCAAGAACTTGTAATTCAAACACAACTTTTAGCAGATGGGTACGATCAAGAATATATAGACTCTCAAATTGAGTTTTTCAAAGATTCTGGCAAATTACGTGCTGTAGCATTATCTCATTTTAAGCGTTGGGAAAAGCAGGAAGCACAAAGACAAGAGCAAATGGCTCAGCGCCAACGTGAGCAAGCTTTAGCAGAAAGAGAAGATAGAAGAAAAAGAAAAGTAGAGTTTGCAGAATTGATTAACCTAAACCCTGTTATTGATGGAGTTAAGCTCTCTCATCAAGACAAAATGTCACTGCCTACTTATCTTACCGAAAGAAATATTCAACAGGAGAATGGCGCTGTTGTAACGCCGTTTATTAGAGACATTAACAAACTTCTTTTAGATCCTAAAAAAGCTGTATTGTTAGCAAAGCTAGTTAAATCAAACTTAGATATGTCTGCAATAGCAAAGCAGTTAAAATCTGATATAACAGCTGATATGCGTAATAATGTACGAAGAGTAACAACTCAAAATAATACTAAGAAAACATTAGCAGACTACTTATAATACAAACAAATAGACAATAATGGCAACAACAGGAAGTAGATTTATTACTAAGCAGATGCAGTGGAATGCCAATTACACTGCACAGAAGCATTTGGGAGACGCTTTGATAGCAAGACCCGAAATGCTTTTGGACACTATGGGCACTTTATTCTCTGCACGGAATATTTATTCTGATAACCCGCTTATGTCAATGGCACATGGTAATCCAAATATGACCAAGACCATTGGCACTACCGAATGGGAATGGAATTTGAAAGGAGCTAATACACGTCCTTTGATTGTGCTTGAGAATCTTGAAGCAGGTAATCAAGCAGGAAAGTATCGTAGACCATTTAAGTTGAAGTTGGACGAGAACTGGTTTCTTCCTGGTGATATTTTGTTTCCTGGAACATCTGATAAGCGTTATCAAGCGCGTGTAATGGATGGTCCTATTCGTCACGGTGACGGCTGGGTTTATAACATGCAGATTGTTACTGATGATGATAATCTGTTTATTCCTGCGAAGTATTTAAACTACGGTTCTCAATGGGCAAAGCTCGCTTCTGCATACGAAGAAGCTGCAGAGCAGGCTGGTTCTACACAGTTTAGTATGCCTATTTCGCTAAGAAATCACATGGGGAAATGGCGTAAAACTTATAATATTACTGACTATGCTTCTACTGAAATTCTTGCTATTGCAGTTATTGATAGCAACGGAAAAGCTCATCAGACGTGGATTAGATATGCAGAGGTAGAGTTCTGGCAACAGTGGGCAAGAGAAAAAGAAATCGTTCTTTGGTATGGTCGTGATGCTAAGTCTCTGGTAGGTAGTACAGGAAACAATGTACGACTGTTCCCTGGTATTCAAGAGCAGTTAGAAGATAGTAATATTGCATATTATAATCATTTAACGGCTAAGTTTATCGAAGAATATCTTATGGATATTTATTATGGTAGAACCAAGCCAGGTCAGGGTAGAAAAATTGTAGCATATACGGGTGAATATGGTATGTTGAACTTCCACAGAGCTGTTCAAGATTGGACACAGAAGTCTGGATTTGTTCGTAACATTGAACAATTCCAGAGAAAAGTATCAAGTCCTTATCATAGTAACGCATTCTCGGCAGGTATGCAGTATGTACAATATGATATGGCAAACGGTTCTAGTTTGACTGTTGTACATCAGCCTCTGTATGATGCTCGCGATCTGAACTTTGAGATAGATCCTATCACGGGTTATCCTCTCGAATCTCAGCGTATGACTTTCTTGGATTTCTCTGGAGAAGGAGCTTCGTCTAACATTCAGATTGTAAAGAAAAAGGATGGTGATGCATTTAGCTATATTGATGGTCTTTGGGGGCATCTCGGACCCGCTCAAGGCTCGAATACAGCAACATCCAAGGATGCTTATGAAATGGTAACTGTTAGCAATTTGGGTCTTCAAATTACCGATGTAACAAAGTGCGGTGAATTGATCCTTGCTAGAAACTAAAAAGAACTCTTATGATTGTTGAAGTAAGACCAATCGAAAAAGAACGTTGGCATCAGAAAAAAGGGAAAGAAGATTTCTCAAGACCTAAAGTAATACGTGCCTTAGTAGATGCTTCTACTAATCTGTATTGCACAGGGCTTACTGATAAGGACATAGAGAAACTAAAAGAAATGGGAGTCAAGTATGACTTGACCCCATTCTTTAGCCAAAGCGAGGCACACCCATTTTGGGACTCAGAAATCGCTTCTGTAAAGCTTCCTAATTATCCTGTTTTTTTCGATACAGATAATCCGTTGGATTATATTCGTGTTAAGATACTGAAAGCATCTCCCTTTGTAGCTAATTCTATTAGAGAGTTTGATGAGGGTTTATATCCGCGAGCACTCTTTGTAATTATAGATGAAGCAGAAGAAGTTGAGGCAAAAGCGAGCAAAATTGCTATGAAGAATAAAGCTTTCATGGAGGTTGCTCAGCTCAGTAAAGAGCGTAAAATCCAGCTCATTCTTATTCTTAAGGGTAAGAATTTGAAAGGTAAGTCGGATGATTTTATAGATGTTGAGATGGACAATCTTTTGGAGAAAGAAGCACAAAATCTTTTGTCTCTCTTAGAAAAGGATAAAGAAGATGTAGCTTTACGAGCTTTGATTGTCGAGGCTTTGCAAAAGAATGTGCTTCAGAAGAAAGGTGCAAAGTATTATTACTTTGATGCAATGCTTGGTTCTGATATTGAAGATGTGATTAAGTACTTCAAAGATGTAGAGAACCAAGAGCTTAAACTGAGAATTATGTCACAGTTAAATTAGCAGAGAATGACAATCGAGGAGATGCACTACGACTTCAAAATGAAGTTGAATAAGATAGACAGTCAGCAGTATAGAAACTTTCTGATTCCCGAAGTTGACTGGCTTCTTAATGAAGCACAGGAATTGTTTATCAAGATGGTAGCAGAACCTCGATTGTCATTTCATTTAGGCTTTGAGAAATCACAGCGGAACACTGATGATATTAAGATGCTTGTAAACGAAGAACTTATTAAGCCTTATCAGAATGCAGTGATAGAAAGAATCGGTTATCATTGTAAGTATTATAAATTGCCAGAAAATTATATGTTCTTTATAAGAGCATTAGTTTACGGAAAAACAAGAAGTTGTGAAAATGTACCTTGTGTAATCAAAATAAAGCAACACGATGATAGTAATCATATAAGTCCTTTTGATAGATCTAGTGTTGTATGGAGAGAAATAAATGGTATGTTCATAAAAGATCTTTTAGAGCTTGAATTACCTGATCCAAAAGAAGAAGAAGGAGCTGATTTGGAAGATTTTTATTTAACATATATTAGACAACCTGCATATATACATTTTGCACAAGGCGTTGAAGATGGGAAAGGATACCAATTGAATAGTGACCCGAAGTCTTTATTGACAGGAAAACAAGACTGTGAACTATCTCCACATACACATAGAGAAATAGTAGATATAGCAGTAATGCTGGCAAGCGGACAGCTTCAAATACAAGATCCGTTTAAGATGACAAAGCTAAATTTGAACCAATTAAATAATTAGTAATGTACAGAAATAATTTACCTTTCCAAATGATAGTTACCAGAGGAGCTGTCGTTGATTTTCTCAATGAAGCAGGTAAAACTCTGGATGATCTTGCTGCGAAAACTAAAGAGACTTTCGCAGTGTTTGATAGAAGTACAAATCTATCAGTTAAGCTAGACACATTTGACGCTACACACTACTGTTATATTGCTTACGCAGACGGTAGAGGAAAACTGAAATTCTTAGGCGATCCTTATTTGGAGCTTACAGAAATCGAAAGCATCACAAAATTGCCGTATAAGAAAGCAACCAAGCAGAAAATTAAGTTTACAGATTTTGAGTTCTTGTGTGGGAAAGAATACGTGCTAAAACTAGAATTCAGATCTACACAGATCATGAATATGCAAGGTTATAACACATTTACTAAGACTTATCAAGCTCTTGGTGAATGTTGCAATAGCTGTACTACATGTAATATTTCTGACCCGAATAAACTTGCTGTAGGATTATTTGAGGCTCTAGTGATTGATAGAGATGCACTCTTTGATGTGAAACTTGTAGAACGTGGTGCAACTGATGCAGATATTGCAGCTGGCACTAATGTACAAGAAAGAGTTGATAAAGCAAAAGCTTTTGTAAAGACAAATGCTAATGCAGCTAATCCTGCTGCTCCGACAAAGTTCTTAGATCTTGTAATTGAACTAAAAGAGTATCCAAAGATTGCAAGTTCGTCGCCTCTTAATGCTCTATATCAGAAAGGACGTAGTATTTGGTGTTTGCCTTCTCTTATTAGAGAAAATCATGTATGCAATTGGGCTAAAGTAGATGATGGTATGTCTGCCATGACTGGTGAACAGGGTAGTGGCTATGATGTACGCCAATTGGAATATTTGTCTACAGGCTGGCAATTGGATCCTAGTCCTTATAAGATGGGAGCAGATTTACCTATTAACGGTATTGAGCTTGTAGCAGATCCCGATGCTTTCTATACACAGATTGTACTAGATTGCAATATCATGAGTGCTGTTAATTGGCATGATGCCAAGAATGGTATGCGTATTATAATCGCATTGAAACAAGCAAGTGCTGGTGCGGCTAATGCAGCTTTAGATCCTCTAATTGCATTGCTGAAGCCTTTGGTGAAAGTTCCTTTTGTGTAGGCATCACAGAATAACTGGCGAAGGGTGAGTTGGATATGTGTCTGGCTCACCCTTTATTAAAATTAAGAGAGATGATACTGATAAGTAAACTTTTTTTAGATAATGAGAATAAACTCGTATTACAAGCGAGAACACAGACATCATCTGATAATGAAAACTATTTCACGAAATTGATAATCAGAAAGCGTGTTGTGGATACTACAGGAAGCACTAGTTATGAGAAAAAAGACTTGTCTAATACGTTAAACAAATCAGCACGAATAAGTCTGACTTATACTGCTAAGGAAATTGGCTTTGGTAATATGTTTGCAGGGTTGTTTTTTGTCGAATTAGAAGACGTTAAAGGTAATAGAGTAGAAGGCTTTTTTACCGAGTTTTCTACCTACTACAACTGCTTATTAAAAGCAGTCATGAAGCTTAAAACAATTAAAGGATGCAATGAAATTTACCCTGATTGTCCAGATTGTATGTCGAATGCTAGTACAATCAATGTCTATATAGATGCGCTAATGATTGCGCTCAAATCAGGTTATATCAAAGAAGCTGAAAAGACTCTTTTAGCTTTGGATGATATTTGCGAAATTTGCAGGGATTGTGAACCACAAAAGAATTACAAGCCAGTAGAAGGTGTCAATCTAGGTATAAAAGATAATCATATAGAACCAGTATAATGGCGAATAAACATCAACTAGAAACGACTTTTATTGGAAGCGTAAACAAGACTCTAGATTTACAGAAATTTCTAGGGCAAGAATATGGTGCAAAAACATTGGCATTATACAATGCTCTATTAAAAGCATGGAATTTTGCTTCCATACAAGCTGTGTGTTACGAAGATTTCCAAGTAGCAATAAAGCACATTGAAGACTTGGCATATAATCTTCAATATCAATGTAAAATTATCTGTGATTATAAAGATGTAGATTGGATAGAGAAGTCTAATCTAGTTGATGTGAAATTTAAACCCGTTGTAAAAGATATTGAAATTACTTTTGAATTAGAGAATGCAAGCAAAAATTTATACAAGCTCTTCACGCGTGATATATTCACTTTTCTTGAAACAGAAGGTTATGATAAGACTCAAATCAAACATTTAGTTTTAGTAGATAATACACAAAATTATCTACGAGCAACTGATAGATCTAAAGATTTTGCTCTAAGTAAAGAAGACGATAACTTCTTAATTGTAAAAGACAAATTGTATCCATTGTTATCACAACTAGCAAATGACAATCCAGACTTAGTTCCAATTGAACATATTGTATTAGAAATCGTTGACAACAAAGTAAGATTTTTTCATGCATTGACTTCAAATAACGATGGAACTGCGTTATTTCTACCGTATTATGATCAAAAGTATGATACACTGTCATGTTACATTAAACCAGAAAACGCTCACTGGAGTGGTGGCAATTTTAGATTTGAAGAAGTGGATTTCAAAGATTGTACTATTCCTTGTAAATTAACTTTTACAGATAACGAAACAGAGAAATTTGATTTTATTATTAAGCATAATTATGATGTTGATTTAATTGACTATACGGGGATTGAAGAGGACACATTTGAGATTATAATCGATCCGTTGTTTAACAGCTTTCTAGGATACGGAAGAGGAAAAACGAACAATAATACCAACGATGTAAAACTATTTAATAATGTTTACTTTGAGAATAGCGTGCATCAAAAAATCATGCAGTTATTTGGAACTTTAGGTGTGAGAACAAATACTGTGTTTGTCGAAGGTACTAAAGAGTTATGGGATCAATTTATTACTGATAAGAATTTAGTTGATCCTGCTACTGCATTTGAGGAATTCCCTACGATGTATGATTTGCAGAAACTAGATGTGCCTGCAACAATAACCTTCGATTATAAAAAAGCCATAAAAAAAACACCGTTACTTATACAGAATGAGATGCAATATCTTCAAACAAAAGCGAAGAAGGTTATAATTAGAAAAGTGTGCCATGAGAATATCTCTATAAACAAATTATTAGATATTAAACTATATCAAATATTGACGTGTTATACGTGTGAAAACGATTCTATTTGCGCAGACAAAACTGTCAAGATTCAGGTACAACTTTTTGTTACCCACCCAAAAGACAAAGTAGACTATACACTTGATATAACTAAAGAGAATATTATTAGAAATCTTACATTGCGTTTATTTAATGATCTAAGAGTAAAAGAAGGTGAAGTAATTGTAGAAGGCACCTCAGAGAATGTCTCTATTAGAGATAAACAAACATATTACGATGGCTTTATTTTTACAATTGAAATTGCAGATTATAGGAAGTTTTTAATAGAAAAAAACACTATAAACGCTACAATAACGTATATGCTTGATGATCGTACATTTAAATCTAATGAATTGATTATAAAGAAACATACACTGGATTTAAGCTCAATTACGTCAAAAAGAATAAAACAACCAAAATGGTTTGTTAAAAAGAAGAACTATGAAGCGATACCACAAACTGGTTGCATTAAATTTACAATTGAGTTTGAAGAAAATCGTATTGATTACAATGAAGTTATATATTTACATACATTACCAGTGATAACTGCAAACAATATAAATCCTAACATTATAAGCAAAAACAATAACTTAATTAGATCAGAGCGTCAGCACATAGTAGATTATTTTAGAGATATAGATATAGACGCCACGTCCAAGATAGAAAGAGATGGTTGTTTTGTTCAAAAACAAGATAGAACTTATACTGTATATTTTTTCGCAAAAAAATTGCCGTATAGAAGATGTCTTGATACTAATTATAAATATTTTAACTATGAAAATTTGGATTGTGATAACAACAAGCTCGCAGATTCTATAGAATTTAATGTTACTACAAAGCTATTTAATCAAGCTATGCTATATACTGCATATAGTAATAATGGTTTTCTAATTAAAGATTATCTTAAACGTCCTGGACGTTGTGGTGCTGATTTTCAATTAAAACTTATTAATAATGGTATATGTCCAGGCTTTAACGATTGGAGTTATATGTTAAGTACTGTTTATCCAGATTCAAATCCGCTAATATTTGCGCATGGCGCACAACAATTTAGAGACCTCGAATTTGAAATTAAGGATGATGGGAAATCTTATATTCTTAAACCTAAAGCTTCGTCTGAGTTGAAAAGAGTTTTATCAACAGGTTTTTGTTTTATGAAAGTAAATGTGTATATACGTTGTTTTATGACGACAAAAGAAACAGCAACATTCAAAGAACTTACTCTTGCGGATAAACAGTATATCAACGATGAATTTATTTTTGGCTATTCATTAGATCTTAAAGACCTGCTATAACTATAATGGAACTCTTGGATAATTTAACGCGTAAGGTCGAATATTTAGTTCGACAATTGCAATGTATCAAAGACAAAGGGTGTCTATGTTTTGGTTATCCAACAGCACTTACATTTGATACTAAGAAACACGAATTAACAGCTAAATTCGTTGATGGAAGTAGTCATACAGTATTTATAGACGCAAAGACAGTAGAACGTACTTCTGAGCTTGTAAATGACGGCTATGGTGTGTTTCCTTTTCTCACTAAAGACGAGATTGATTTTATCAATACTGTTGAGGAAATAAAGTCTGTTAAGATCGGTGAATTCCGTATTGGCAATAGACTAAAAGTCAATAAGATTTTTGATGTATTAGAACATAACACTGAGGTCGAATATGATAAAACACAGAAAGTGTTTTCATATATCAACGAGAAAGGTGAGAAAAAAGATATATCACTATCACATTTATTTGTCAATGATGCTTATGCGCGTTCTTATGTAACAAATGATAATCACCTTATTGGTTCTATTTCAATTAACAGAGGAGATGATTCACCTGTTATAGATGGTATGGATTTCTACGAAACAGTTACTTCTCTAGTTATAGAAAATGGAGCATTAAAGTATAAAGATGAGAAAGGAAATATATCGTCTTATCCTCTTCTTGCCGAAGAGACACTCACATCGATATCTTATAACCCCAACAAAAACGAGATTTCTTATATAGATGAGAATAAGAAAAAATGGTCATTTACTTTAGCTAAAAACGAGACAATTACATTCTTAAACTATAATCGTGTTAATCGTAGTTTAGAATATACAAATGAAAATTTAGAAAAGAGAGAAATTGGTTTACCAAGATATTCTATATCTAGTGACATAGAATCTCAACCTCATCAGAATAATTTAATAGCGACTCTTACTTTATCAGAGGATATGCAGGGTCAAATAGGGATGTTGAGTATAACGAAAATATATGAGACAATTACTAACATAAAACCAACAGAATATGGCTTTAAGTATTATTCAGAAGGAGGAGTTGTTACTATTGATTATCCTTCTGCATTAAGGACAGAATCTTCGACAATACCTGAAGAATGGCGCAACACAATTCACATACTAGATTTTTACGGGAAAGAAGATCGGGTAAAACTATACGAGACTGTTACAGAGCTTAGTGCTGATAAAATACATAAACAATTGCTCTATCGTAATGAAGCAGGGAAAACTACAGCAATTAAGCTTGCTGATTTGGTAGACATAGGAGGAAGTGGATCTGTTGAAATTACTCCTTTAATTACAGAAGGTCATCCAATTGCTAAAGTTGATAACACAAAAGAAGTTAAAGAAACTGTAACTAAGCTTAGTGTAGAGTCAAATGATCAAGAGCTGCATTATACCGATGAACAAGGTGTGATTACGACTATTAGAGGCAAAGATCTTTTCAAAATCAAATTTGAGTCATTTGCTAAACCTAACGCTCATGTAATTGCACAGATAAATGATAACTCAATATCTGAAACAAAAACTACGTTAAGTAAAAAATACAGTCATGAGTCAACTGGTATTGAATATTTAAACGAAAGTGGAGATGTAACTCTTATTAGAGATTTTAATCTTTCTTCACCTACAAAAGTGTTTGGATATACTCAACCTTTGTATACAAGAGAATTTGTGCATACTCAATATTGTGATAACAAGTTTACAATAAAAACGTTTAATAATCTTTATGAAAGAGAGTCTGAAAATATAAAGCTTATTGTTGAAGAATTTATGAAGAATCCTGAAGAGTATGATTTAACTTGGACTAAGAATTTGAAATTAGATTGGCTTGGACGAACATTTTATTTATATCACACTTTTTTAGAAAACAATGCTGAGATAATTACTAACTACAATAGTTTGAGGCATCAAAAACATTCTTCTAAAAAGAATTTATTATTTTCTGATCTGAGATGTATCCATCTTAATATAGGCAGTATTGGCACAGCAGATGAGAACACGCTTTTAACAGACTATGAACCACCTCAATTAGGTGAGATTTTTTATGACCCAAATAGATGTTTTGGGGATAGTGACTCTGGTAGCTTAACACTAAAAGACAATATTATATTAAATGGGGTTATCGAAATATTGTATCCAAAAATATATGAACCTTCTATGTCTACTCAGGTTGGAGATAATCCAGTACCAATAGAAAATGACAGAGACGTAGGAGCAGTTATAGAAAAGATACCTCTTTTTGAGACACTTACAACTATTCAAAAGACAGTTGCAGGATTTACGTATATTGATGAAAAAGGTCAATCTACAGAAGTTGCTTTTCCGAAAGAAACAGTAACACAATTAAGTTACAGGGACAATTGCTTATATTATACGAATGAGTCAAACACAGAAAGTAAAATAGTTGATTTAAGCATTGATGCTTTATATCAAAAAAAAGCAGGTTTTTATAGAAGTGTAAGTCATTTTGTTGCAGATACAAAAAATGGTTTACGAAGTATAAAACGTGATAAGTGGAGTGATTTTAGTAGCTTAATTACTAATCCTCTTGACGAAATGAAGTTACTAGTTACAGATGGAGCTGTAATATCCGAAATAACTCTTGATGACCTTATCAAACTTATCAAGCAAAATGTATAATAGACTAATCGTAATGTTACCATGATAGATGTAAAAGAATTTTCAGTGTTTATTGTGTTTTCGGCTATTGCCGTGTTTTCAGTTTTTGTAGATATGATTACAGGAATAGTTGCAGCGCGTTATGAAGGACATAGTATCCGAAGCTTGAAATTCGGATTGACTATTAACAAGATACTAGCGCAAGTGCTATATTTTATTTTGCCTGTAGTTGTTATTAAGTATATCTACAATGAGAGTTGGCTACGTATTTTACTCTTAATACCTATTATTCTCACTATACTCAGAGAGTATATCTCTATAGGAGAAAATATGGGTAGGCGATATAATGGAAAGATGCCATATCTTTTCAAACTGCTTGATAAAATATTTGATATATTTGAGAATAAATTCTTCAAGGTTATAGAGCGAAAAATAGACTCGAAGTTTAATATTATACCTGATGAATTTGGTTCAGAACATTCTGATGAGCAGCAGAAAGAAACGCATCAAGATGAGCCATGATTGAGCAAGATTTAGCGTACATAAAAGAATACTTTTCAGATATTGATTTTCAAGAAGAAAATCATACATATACATGGAGGAACAGACCCATAAAGGAGTCTGTTTCCTCTGTTATAAAGAACTTTTGTGAACCATTTCAAGCAGAGGCTGTGGCGTTGCAAATGTGTGATCAAAATAAACGGATTGCAACAGAATTGATGAAACAGTGGAAAGACACAGCAGCGCAAGCATGCCATAAAGGAACAGATATACATTTATTTGCTGAACAATATTTTTATAACAAGAATATTAAGCCAAAAACAGCTTACGAGGCAGCAATAATTAAGTTCTACAACTGGTTACCACAACATATACTTCCAGTATTTTCAGAACTGAAAATGGTGCATCAGAAGTTTCTTTTTGCAGGTACTGCTGATATAGTTCTGTATAATACTCGGAACAGTACTTATGTTATTGCTGACTGGAAGACAAATAAAGATTTAGACAAAAACTACAAAGAGAAGAAATTGCTATCACCGTTTCAAGACTTACTAGATAGTCCTTATAATAAGTATCAACTACAACTCAGTATGTATCAATTGATGCTAGAGCAATGTAACTTAAAAGTGAGTGAGCGAGTTCTGCTCTGGTTAAAAGATAATAGTACTATTGATGTATGACCAACAAAAGATTTAACCTTACCACTTAATCAGTGGCTTACAGAATACTACTTATGATAGTCGGAGAACTTATTCAACGAGTACAGTCTCTATATTCTCATGGAGTGCAGAGTGATGACTCTAGACTCTCTTCAAGACATATATATAATAAATTGAAGAGTGTTAGGATGAAATTGCTTTATGACGATCTAAAGAGAAAAAAATCTGTTAATGCAATAAATTATCAAACACTACCTTGTGTTGAGCTAATTAAAGCTAACATACAAGAGTGTGGTAACTGTTTACCTACTTTAGGTTGTGACTTATTACGAAGTAAATTGGAGTTGCCTAAACCAGCATCTGACGGATTAACTAATTATATTGAGTCCGTAACATCTGTAGATGGTACTATACGATATACCGAAACACAATGGTCTGCTAAGAAGTATAAGAAAGGAAATAAGTATACTTCTCGTATACCAGATTTTTATCTTCGGAATAACTTCCTATATATTACTTGGGTTAGAGGTCCTCGGATTTTGACTGTAACAGGCTTATTTGAAGATCCAATTGAGGTAGCTACTTATCCCGCTGTTTGTGAAAAAAAACAATGTCTAGATCCTTATACGCTTGAATTTCCAATAGAGGGACGATTTATAGAGCCGCTAATAGAGATTGCGTATAGAGAACTTATTGAAATGTTTAGTGCTAGTGCACAAGACTTGTCGAATAATTCTACTGAAGATAGAACACATCAACCAATTAGACGGAACTATGAAAACGGAAACGAACAAGAGTAGTTACAAATATTATAGAAAGAGAAGTAAAGCACCTGTACCAAAGAAAGTTTACAGTACTATACAGGATATGTATCATGCATATCTTATGCAGAAACTTCTTGGGGGTGAGATAGTGTCTTTACCGAGGAGATTTGGCACGGTACAGATTACAGGCAAAAAATACACGCCACACTTCAATGAGGAAGGTAAAATAGACAATCTTCCTATAGACTGGGGTGCTACTAATAAGCTCTGGGCAGCTAAACCAGAGTTAAGAAAAAAGAAGTTTATTTATTGTGATAACGGTCATTCTGACGGAATAAGATATTCTTTTGTGTGGCATAAGAAAGAAGCCACAATGCCTCTTAAATCTGTGTATAGATTAACATTCTTAAAAGATAACAAAAGAGCACTTGCAAAGCTAGTTAAAGGAGGTGCATCTTATCCGAACGAGAGCATTCTTAATGTAAGATACCAGAAAAAGAAATGAGTGTAAATATAAATTACACAACTGTAGATACGATATTTACTAAGCTCTACAGAGACTTACAAGGGACACCACTTAATGAAGGAGATGTTATTGAGTGGATAGGAGAAGCTTTGGAATTTTTGAAACAACCCGAAAACCTTGAAGAGGCTGTTGCATTTTTAGAAGTAAACGATCATCATTGTGATATACCTTATGGGTTACATGCTATATTGCAAATAGCAAGATATAATCGCAATGATTATAAGACAGCATGCATCTGCCCAAGTCCAGAGTGTATAAAAGACTTACCTAGAGAAAAAGCGGATGATTGTGGTTGTGGTGGACATGAAACTTCGGAATTTACTAAAGACATCATTGAGCTATGTACAGATCATCCTGTAAATAAACTGGGCTACCCTGTACCATTAGATTGTTTTGGCAGACCTATTACCGATTATGAAGTCTCTTATTACCGTCCATTTTTCGACCTACAATGGGAATATAACCTATGGGGAGGCTCAAAGCTAAAAAGGGACTTATTTACCCCTGTTAGACTCGCAAATAGCACCTTCTTTAATTCAATTGTCTGCAAAGAAAAGAAGGGTCACGATATTTATAGAGGTTGCCAAGATGAGTATACTATTGTAGGTACAATGGCAAAAAGATTACGGTTCTCCTTTCGAGAAGGATTTGTTGCTATTGCTTATCTAAAACAAGCCTTAGATAAAGAAACAGGATACCCATTGATACCAGATAATCCTTCCGTATTACAAGCTATTATGTATTACATTAAGTGGAAACTAGCAGAATGGTATCAGTGGAATGGTCAGTACGGATATAGCGCTATTGCTGAAAAAGCACAGCAGAATTGGCAGCACTATATAAAGCAAGCGAACAGCTATTTTAAGATGCCAAAATCAATAGACGATTATCAAGATCTATTGGAAGAGACGCATCATCTAATACCACGCTTAAAACGGTATTACGGGTTCTTTGGAAAATTAGGTAGAGAGGAAGATAGAAAATTTAAGCAAAGATTTTAATGGAAGATTTTATAAGTAAGCCCTTAAACGGCATGGATATGGATCATATTCTTGAGGAGCAGCCTGACGGTACATATCGCTTTGCGCTTAATGTTGTAGAAAGTAGTATTCATGGAGAAAATATTTTATCTTTAGAAGATGCTGTGAACGAATCTGGAAACTTTGTAGGGAAGGATAAAATCATAATTTTAGGATATACAAATATTTCAGACCAAGAAGCTATTTTATTTACATACTCTGAGGAAAAAGATTCAAATAATCAACTCGTAAAAGTCTCTTCTATTTATAAACTGAGATATACTTCTGATAACGCTTGCAAAGAATTGATTACAGATCGTAAAAGCACACAAAAGCTAAATTTTAATCCAGAGTATAGAATTCAAGCTATTACTCGAATACGTAATAACAATGAGATTTTTGTATATTGGACAGACAATTTGAACAAACCAAGACGCATTCAAATACAAGATGATTATACATATTATAAAAGCGAAAATGAATTATTTGTGGACAGATTCAATCTTTTTCTCAAGAGTTCTCATATACCTCAATTAGAAGCTGAAGTAGTCAATACTGGAGGTAGTTTGCCAGCGGGCAAATATATAGTTATGATTCAATATGTAGACAATCAGAATAATGGTACTAACTGGGTAGAAACTACTCATGAAATGATTGTTTATCACGCTTCATTTACAGATACTATTACACGTATTTATGGTTCTACTAATATAGATTTTCCTATCTATAACAAAGGACTTACGAGTAAAGGTATTGAAGTTCGTGTGGGAAATTTAGATCCTAATTTTCCTTATTATAGACTCGGCTTGTTATGCGCTAATACAGGTCTTGGGAAATTTGACAGGATACTTCGCACAGACAGAATTCCAAATAAACAACTAATTTATACGATAACAGGTAACGAATTTGTTGAAACTGGTGTACAATCTATAGAAAATTTTCTTGATTATATAGAAACAGCAAAGACTCTTGCTATTTTAGATAATAGATTACTGCTTGGAAATATTCAAAATATAAAGAAAGATTATAGTAAACTCCAACAATATGCATCTAAGATATGTGCTATTGGAGTTGTTGAGAAACAACAACAAAACAAATTAGAGAGAGGTTGTAACAGGCATTTTAGTTCTACATATTATAGCGCAGGCTATTGCCCTGGTGAAGCTTATTCTTTCGGCATCGTCTATATTTATAAAGACGGTACAACTAGTCCTGTATTTCATATTCCGTGTAATGATACGCAAAGCGTAATTCTTGAATTAGAAACAGAAAATATTAAACTTGATTGGAATGGCAGAAACTATCTAAAAGACGAAAGAATATTACAAAATTTACCATCCGATAGAAAATATCTTGGTATATTAAGATTAAATAAGAAAGAGTGTCAATTAAAATATATTGGTAAACAATGGGGAGAGTTAAACAATACTTATGTTGGATTTCATCAATTTCCTTACAGACAACAAGATTTATATTCTATAACAAACAACTTTAAAAGTGATTTGTCGTTTAGACTTAAAGTTGACTATTGCTATGAAATAGAACTTAGATACTATTCTAAAAAAGAATTAGAGCAATCTAGTTGTAGCTCTATTATTAAAAACGGGAAAGATTATTGGTTATCAGCAGAAGAGTGTTCTTGTTTGCAAAACTTTAATTATAACAAGAAAAATGTAAATGATTATTATTCCTTTTGGAGAGATAAGGATATTACATTGAAATTAACCGTAAAAGATGTTTTTACAGACTCGGAAACAATATACACTCTAGAGTTAATAGAATCATATAATTATGATATTATAAAATTATATCTTGACTTATTTTCTTGCAAATTCACAATTTTGTCTTTTGAAGAGATAAAATATATAGAGGCACAGTATCTTGAGACTCAAGATGACAAATGTATATTTTTAGTATTAAAACGCGGCGGCTATAAAGTATCTATAACAAAAATTATCTCGCCTTCTAATTTAACAATTTATGAGAAAGTGATCTGGGGAAATAAAGAAGAAGAAGAAATAACCAAATCATTAGTTGGAGATATGGAACTATCTAAAAGAATTTCAATATCAGATTTTAGTTATGTAAAGCCTTCTTCTGAGTCTAAAAAGGTAGTGTTATTAGATACACAAGAAATAGAGACACATCCCTATGGAGTGTGTTTTTTTAATATTAAGAAACCATCAGAAGATATAATAGGATATTATATTGTTCGTCAAGAAAGAACTTTACAGCATAGCTCTATAATAGATTCTGCATGTTTAATGCCTGTTATGAACTCTGGAGCAGTGTTTAGTGTGCAGGACAGTAAAAAAAGCGCTTTTGGTATAATACCATTTAATTGTATTAAATGGTATCCAACTTCAAAGTACACTGTACCGCATACAAATGTTGAAGAAGCAAATACATACTCAAACAATAGTAGCAATTTTATGAATATGAAATACTCCGATAAAGTTTTTGCTGCTATCATTCCTACACAATTATTTAGAGAAGAGTATCAGGTTAATTTTACTAAAATACGACAAATAGGAAATCTAAATATAGAGGCTTATTTTGCACATCAATGTGGTTATAAAGATGTAAAAGAAGGTTCTTCTTATGTAGAAGGTGTACATGATAAAAAAGAGTACGATTCAACAGGTTTTCAATTATTTCTTCAAACACGAGAAATATTCACAACTTTTGAAACAGTTACATTTGAAACCGCAAAATTTAACTCAGACATACGAGAGTTGAATTATGTTAAAGCTTTAGAACACATCCGATTGACTGGTTACAAAGACGAATGTTTTAATTTATCATTAGATAACAGAATTTGTTTTATACAACCGTCATCTATATTATATTACAAGAATAATAAAATACCTTTAGTATATCTTGAGAGAAAGAATAAGAATCAATATTTCGATTATTTACAAGCGCCTTATTATAAATTAGAGAAACAATATTTTGGTGACAGTAATACTAGCTTTTGCTATTGTAATGGTGGTGATGTTTATATCTCTTCTATGCCTTTTGTAACTACAAGTTTTGTTGATGTGTTATTAAAATATAGAGAAACAAAAGAAAAAGAGAGGGAAGGTTTATTTTATAAACTTATGGGTATAGGTATTGCTGTTGTTGGTGCTATTATTGGTCTTGTTGGAGCTATCTTTACAGCAGGGACTTCTATAGTACTTATGTTTGCCGCTATTGGTGTTGGTGCTGCTATTATTGCAGCAGGTGCATATATGACTAAATCTGGCATAGAAATAGAAAACATGCTTGAAGTTTTTCAAAAAAAATGGAAGCTAGGCTTAAGAGACACAATAAAGGATGGTCTTATTTGGCAATATATGCAGAGAAATGTTAAGACTGATGATTACAGATATGTCTATGATGAAAACGGAGATATAAACTATGAAAAAAATGATCCAAAAAATCCTGGAGATGACTGTGTGGAATATGTTGGTACTGTAATTCGCGATTTATGGTTTGAAAGTCGTTATAATTTTGATATGCGATTTAATATAAAAAACAGCCCTAATTTATTTTTGCCAAATTATAAAACATGGAGTCTTGATTATAATCAAACAGAATTGTGGTACAGTGAAAAAGATGATTGGAATGAAAAATATGTAAACTTTGATAGATTGCCAGATGATGAGTGTTCTCAATATGTTATCAGTAAGTTATTAGAAGTTGATGAGAGAAAGAAATCGGGTAAATCTCTAAGACCAATACCACTTGCCGAATGGTACAGTATGAATTTCGATTACTTAGCTTCTAATAACGCACAGCAGTTTTTCTGTTTATCGGAGTTTTATAAAGGACTTGATGCAGAAATACTTTCAAAGAGGATCATATACTCGAATGCGTCCAATAATGAAGGTATCACAGATGAATTCTCACAATTCCAACCCAATAATTATATTGATATTGTAAGTACTACGGGAGATGTAACCAATCTATTTACATTTAACAGACAATTGTTTGTACATACGGAACGCGGTCTATGGTATTTGCCAGAGAATATACAAGAGAGGACAACAGGAGAAGCAGGTATAGTTTCTTTTATAGGTACAGGGGATTTCTTTTCTTTACCTCCTAGACGTGTTTCCGAAGACGAAATTTTTGCAGGAGGGTGTGTTGATGTAGAATCTGTTGTTAAAACAGATAACGCTGTTTTTTGGGTTAGCAGAAGTGATAGAAAGATATATCAATTTAATGGTCAACAATTGATACCAATTAGTGATCTAGGAATGAAAAGTTGGTTTGGCTATGCTTTTGACGACAGTTCTAAGAATCGTTATTATGGGGTATATGATAAAACAAGAAAACGTGTTCTTTTTGCGAAGGCTACAGCTGAAAAATCTGAATATAGCAAAATAGGATCATTTACAATTAGCTTCACAAACGAAGGTGCTAAACCTCACTGGATCTCTTTTCATTCTTATTGTCAAGAAGATTTTATAAGACTAGGGAAGTCTTTCCTCACTTATAAAGATAACCACTTTTGGGATCATGATTTAACACCTTTTCAGTACAATGATCTTACTCTCAGTTTTGAAAAAGACAGTGAAAATAATTATGTATTCTATCCTTTTATATTAGATATTGTGTTAAAGACACAAGCATTTAATATCCAAACATGGGAAGACATCTCTTTTAAGACAAGAGCAATAAAACGAGTTAGTGAAACAATATCACCTTCACAAGAAGATTTATTTAAGACGTTTAATAAGATCATGTTTTATAATAATACTCAAGTCTCAAAACTTAAAGACATAAAAACAAAACCACAGCTTGATAAAGATTTGTCGCAATATTTAATCACTAGTATGAAACAAGCTGATAACTATGTGTTGGCTAATCGTGATGAAGAGTTGTGGCATATAAATAACATTAGAGCAGTGAATAACGATGGTGTTTCTATTCACGGTATGATTAGACAGATGGTTAATGAACCAATCAATTTTATCACTACTTTTAATGAAGAAATGAGAAATTATGCTATTGGATATACTGAGAAGCATGCTAAAAGTTTAACATGGCAAGAAGCAACAGTATTTAGAGGCACTGCATTAGCTGTGCGTTTTATCCACTATGCAAATAATACTTCTGATAACGGTAGAATACAATTTATTATGGCAACTGCAAAAGGACAAAAATCAGAAAGATAATGGCAAAACGTAAATATTTTTCACTCGGTGGTATGAATACTATGGATAATCAAGAGCCACAGTATCAAGAGAATATGTCTCAATCAGAAACTAGTCAAATGCCTATAGAACAGGCTGCTGATAGTGGAGAGACCAATATAGAAACTATGCGTCAATTTCTTATAGAACATGCGCAGGAAATTGGTATGAGTCCAGAACAAATTATGCAACTTCCTGATGAACAAGTAATACAGATTTATAATCAAGTACAAAATGCTGTACAACAACCTATGCAACCACAGCAACAACCTGTATCGCAGTTCATGGATGGTGGCTCTATAGTTGGTCCTTATGCTATGAACCCTGCGCAATTACCGCAATCTAATTTTATGGAATACAATCCAAGTGCATTTGTTGACAGTGCTTTATGGAAACAAAGACAAGCTTTGGCACAAGCTAGAGCAGGTGCAGAAAATGATTTAACAAGGGGATTAGGTGTTGCTGCAGGAGTGCTACAAACAGCAGGAAATATTATGCAATCTGTTGGTTCTAAAGGATTTGCTACTGGAGGTAATATACCAATAGAAGTAGAGGGAGAAGAAGTAGCACAAAGACCTGATGGTTCTATGTATCAATATATTGGGCTTAATCACGAACAAGGCGGTATTCCTGTTCAAGAGCCAGCTGGTACTAGAATTTATTCAAAGAGACTTCAACAGGAAGGACAGAGTATGGCTCAGCGTAAGATACAAAGAGAGACACGTAGAGCTAACGCAGAGAAATACTTACAGCAAAATCCTACAGATGTTGTAGCTAAAAAGACTTTGAAACGTATTTTGCAAATCAATGAAAAAGAAGAGAAGAAAGATATGGATTTGCAGATGTTGTTACACGAGATGTCTCAGGGTGGTGTCCAAGAGCAACCTAGGATGTTTGCTACTGGTGGATATGAACCTCCTAAACACGATGGCAAATATATGAATGCCACCGAAAATAATTGGAATTGGGATGATCCCAATGATTCATATTACTCTAGAGAATTAGACAAAAGTGTCTTTGATGATTTTAACAATTCAATTGCAAACATAGATGAACTTGGTTCTTTGAATAGAAAACAAGTTCGTGCTATAAAATCTATACTTTATGGTGATACAAAAGGAATCAAATTTCAATACGTAGATAAAGATGGAAAACTTACTACGCCAACAGGAGCACAGATCAGGGATTATAAAAATCATCCCGAAATAATAATCTCACAAGAAGAATTAGATAAGCACGCACCTTTTTCGGGTTTTGTAACACCTAAAAAGCTTCTAGAGTTTGCAGAAAAACATGGATATATAGAACGTTGGGCAAATGAGAGAGACGACCTTGATAAACACCGACCTGAGCCTATGGGTAATGTTATAACATCAAAATTTATATATAATGAAGATGAAAATCAACCAATAATACTCAGAAGGAAAGATCAATTTACAGGCTACGGAGATCATGCAACAATTTTAGGTACTACCGAATCTAGACCCTTTGCTTTTGTTCATTTTCCAAATGAAGAGCTACGTAATCGTTATCGATCTTTGTACTTAACTCGAAATCCTTCTGAAAAAGAAAAAGAAGCGTTTCAGGATGCTTATGCGTTAATTACTGCACAAGTTTTTCAAAATTCTGATGTGTCAAAAGTAGCATATTACAAGAACTATTTACAGTTCCTTGAAGATTACTATTATCGTGCTACAGGAGAAAGATTAAATCGTTATAAACGTGATGGTGTCACATATACTAAAGAAGGTAAGATAACTGATGATAATCCTTTTGCAACAGGAGGTATTGCTAATCCGAGTACACCTACTTATGATCCTGTTGAGGTAGAGAAAATATTAAAAGCTGAAATGCCTGAAATCTATCTAAAGAATATAGATCAGTATACTACAGCAGGTTTTTTTGCTAATGGAGATGAGTATGATAGAGACGCACTTGAACATACCATATATAATCTCTCTGATGATGATCTGGCAGATAATGTAAAAGGTAGAGTTCCGTTACAAGATATAAGAAATGTGCTATCAAAGAGATATGAAGATGTTTATAAGACTAAGTTGAATTCCAAGAAATTCAAGCAATATGCAACTGGTGGCACTCTACAGAAACTAAACTCTATACAAGCAAAAGCATATAATCCACCACAGTCTTTGAATATAGATCAAAAGCCTTATGCAATGCCAGGAAAGGCTACAAATCTAGCTTCTATATTTGGCGCTGTTCAAAGAGGCGCTAATGCAATTAGACCTCATTTAGGTGATCTCTACAATATGTATTCTAACTATAGAATGGGCAGAGACTTAAACAGAAACATGAATGAGTATGAGTCTCAACTAACTGATAATGTAAATCATAATCAAAATTATGGTTTGCAAGGATTGGCAACACTAGAAGCACAGCGAGAAGCTATTGCCAAAAACCTAGCTTTAGAACAAGAGAAGTTACGTAATAGCAAGTTACAAGAGCAAGCTCGTTTACGTAATTCTGCACAGAGCGCAAATACCATGAGAGCACTAGACTTAGCAGCAGAAGCACAGTATCAACAGGCATTAGATAATGCTTATCAACAAGCTAATCAAATGCGTACACAATTAGCAGGGCAGATAGCTAGTGCACAAACAGATAGAGATCGTGCTGTTATGGAAGGTGAAGCAGATAGAGACATGAATAATAGACAACAACTTGCTAACGTGTATACGCAGCGTGGTAAAACCATTGCAAACCAACAGCAAGTTGATAACGCTATTGCAGCTGGATACAATAATATCCAAAAGAATATTGCAGATGCCAATTTAGTATCAAAAGCTTCTAAGTATGGTGAAACAGTTAATCCTCTTACTGGTTTAACAAATGAGGACGAATCTTTATTAAGAGAAGGTTTACACAGTTTAGGAGATAAAGGTGTGGCACTGTTTAATAAGCTCTTTGCGCAAACTAATGGTAGAATGCCGCAGCAGAACAATACAGCGAATACTACTAATGTAGATAGTCCAGCAGAAACAAACTCTGAGGGCGCAAATCAAGCAGAGCCAATGGTAAATAACACAGAACTATCTCCAGAAGATTTAAGCGGGAAATTAACGGCTTACTTAAGCAGTAACCCTGAAATATCTCCAGAAGTAAAATCTGAATTAGAGAATTTGCAAGAACAGCTTGCTTCAGCGACAGATGAAGAGTTAAAAGCAAACATTGTATCTTTGATTAACGGTTTGTTAAATGAGAATAAGATAACATTATCTTAATATGGCAAGGTTAAACGACTTATTTCGAGTAGATGATGTACAGCCTGCAAAAGACAGTCTGTATCATCCTTCTGTAGATACAGCATTACAAGTTATCCAAAGACGTGATGAAGCTCAAGATCAATTTGAAGCGGCAAAGAATGCTTTACAAGAGCAACTCAAATTGGAATTCGTAGATAACGCTTATGAGTCCGAAGAAGCTCGTCAGAAATATCTACAATATGCTAAAGCATTGGAAGATATTACTCGGGAAGGTGTTGCTAATCCTTGGGCTATGGGGAAACTTAACAGGAGGATTACAGAACTTCGTGGTGAAATGCTAAAAGACCAGATGTCTGGTGATATATACAATCTTGCTGCAAGAAAGAAAAAGGATGACGAATGGCTCAAACAATTAGAAGCTGTACAAGCTAAAGATCCTAATTTAGCTAAGATGCTTCTTAATGAAAAAGAAAGAGAGTACTTGAAAGGCTATCATGATAATGTACTTGTAAATGGTAACAAGGCTTGGCGATACAATTATCGTCCACAAATAAATCGTCCAGATCTAAAAACTCCAAAGAGTTTGCAACTGTACTCTCAAAAAGTTGCAGACGAAATAAGCAAAATTAAACCTGATCACTATATACATCATACACGAGAGTTTACAATGGCTAAAGCTATTGCAGTAGCTCTTGGCGATTTACAATCAGATCCAAGCTACGAAGCTTATGCTAGGCAAATGGCTCGTCTTGGTGTGCAAGGATTCGTAAAACCTGATAAAGACGGTAATGTAGACTGGGAACACGGGCAGCTTGTAGATTTAACTATTAAAGATAGTAAAGGTAATGAAGCGCTTAATCCAGATGCAGGTTACTATCCTGAACTTAATGAAGTAGCACAGATTCTTGCAAGCAAGCAAGAAAACATGACGCCTGATCAGGTTTGGCTTGAAATGTATCGTCAATCTCAAGCTAATGCTAGAGAACGTGCTTCTAGACCTAAAGAAGAAAAACAAATGTATTCTCAGCCCTATATTACTCAAGTACCTTCTGAAGTTTGGACACCAGAAAAAGCAGAAGAAGCCAGACAGTATGTAGAAAATGCTGTGAATAATGGAAGCTATGTAGATCCTGCAAAAGCTGCTGCATATCGTATAGGGCAAGAGCAAAAATTAAGGACGATAGAGGAAGCTAGCCAAAGTCTTGGCAGACCTATTACATTAGGAGATATTTCTTCTAGAGTAGATGCATTTTGGATGTCAGAAAAAGGGCGCAAAGTAGGAGAACTCACAATATTAGGAGACAAAAGTAAGAAAATAGAAGATGTCTTTAACGCAGGAACTATTGATGTAAGAAATGTTTTTGGATCACTTAATCCAATAAATGAAACGAAGGAACAACTTTTAGATGCGATTGACACTGCAATAAAAGAACAGGCTAAGACGAATCCTGAAAAAATAAAACTTGAACTAACTGATCCTAATCACAGATCTGGCAAACCTACGAAAAAAGTCTACGAAGAACCTTTGAATAAACTTTTACAAATTAAATTTTCATTAGAACATGAAGAAGAAATTAAAAAATATGTCAACAAATTCAATAACATTAGCTTAGAAGAACTGTATTCACAGACAGCTAACGAAGGAACAAATATTTTCAATAAAGAAACTTTTTTGAATTTGATGGAAAATCAATTTGGAATTCCAAGAGGGTTATTTAGCAATCAATATTTTTTAACGGGTATTGTTCGTAGTACTATTTCTTCTAGTGCATTAGGAAAACAAAAAGTAGGTACTAAAATTCATATTGATGATTTAGATTTAGAAGATGTTCTTAAAAATCTTAAACATCTAGACAAGAAACTTAACGAATTAAATAAAGAAAAATTAGGTAATTATAAAGATACTGTAAACCTTATCAATTTTGATCCCTCAGAATCTGTTTCAAAAGATTTGAAGAATCAATTTGGATATATGAATAATGAACAAACGGCGGAAGTCTTTCAGGGTGATAGTAGAGAGCCTTTATCGCAAGAAGAAGCTAGTAAGGTTTTAACGGCTATGACCAATCCAGATTTAAGCGAAGGTGTTGGAGTAGTTTTAGGTAGTGCTCAAGGAGACGTTTTAATTATGGTTTTAGAAAAAGATGAGAACGGTAATACGGTTAAGTACCGTATAAAACCTCAAAATGAGGAACTAGCTAGTCGACTGATTTCTTTAACGGGCTTTGGGTTATGGAAAAGACGTGATGAAAATTACAAACCTTTCTTAGATCAAGTTGCCAATAAAATTAGTTCTCAACTTGGTGCAAATAGACAGCATGAACATGATAGAACAGCTATCTATAATACTTTCGCTGTTGATAGAGAAACTGGTGGATTTGCTCAAAGGACTTTTTTAATTGTACAAAGAGCAGGTACTTCTGAATTAGAAGCATATCCTTGTACACCAACTGGTGCAATAGTAGATAATGATAATAGAGTAATAAAGGGTGGTATTCGTGAAGGGTTAAAATACTGGGACAGAGTTTTTGCAAACTCTAAAGGTGAAGTAGATGCCTTAAAAAGTAATAGTGTCAGAGGCATACTTAATGTCGTTAATAGTAATTTAGGAACTTTAAGATAATGGAAGATACCTTTCTAGATAGATTACGTAAAGAGCAACAGATAGAAAAGTTGCGCAATGAAATAAGACTAAGGGAGCAAAATAAAAATGGTTTTGTTTTTATTCCAAAAGAAGATGAAAGTTTCTTAGATTCTTTACGTAGAGAGCAAGCTGAACGCAGGCAATATGAAGAACAACAACAATTTAATCCGAATGTTCTTCATGAAAATTTGCGTAAGAATCCTTTTTTTACACCTCTTGATGTACGAGATAAGGAAAGTTATGATGTAAATTATAACGATCCTATATATGGTGACTTGATACGCGAAGGTAAGATTAACCCCGCTGCAAACCATGATATGTGGGAAAAGATTGGTTATGAGAATCAAACTTTTGGACAACGCCTTGGGTATACAGCAGCTGGTTTAGGCATCAATGTCCTAAGTGGATTTATGAACAATCTAGCTTCCATAGATCCTACTCAATTAGTAGATGCAGCAACAGAAGATGATAATTCTGTTGAAGGCAATTTTCTAAATACTGTTGCAGATTTAATTAAGAAGCAGGCTGATCATTTTTATTTATTCAAAGATATGAGAACTCCAGATGCTTTTTTTAGCTGGAACAATCTCGGAGGACAAATACAAAATTTTGGTTATACATTAGGCATAGCTGCAGAGCAAATATTGGAAACTGTTGCTATATCTGCTTTAACAGAGGGCGCAGGACTTGCAACAGCACCAGCTCGTGTAGCGTCTGCTGTAGGTAAAATAGCGCGTTTATATTCTGCAGGTAAAAAAGGACAAGCCGCTCTTAAAATCGGCTTAAATGTGGCTAAAAATGCAGCTCTAGGTGCATGGCAAGGAGCTAGAGAAGGTATTCAGAATGCTAGAGAGATGGGTTCTGAATTATATAAAGAACTTATGGCATCTGGTAGGTATACTGAAGAAGAAGCTAAAAAGATTGCAGCAAAAGCAATCACAGAAAACTTCTATTCAGATTTAGGTCCTTTAATGTTGATTCAAGCTGCACAAACAATGGCTCTTGGTGCAGGAAAACTTCGACTTGGTAAAGCAGGAGTAGCAGCACAGGGAACTATTGCAGAGCAAAATATGCTAGGCTCTGAGCTTAGGAATATAGGACGTGGCTTTGGCGTATCTGGTACTATAAACGGAATTTACGATCCTTTACTAAATAAGATAAAGAATAAAATTGTAAGGAATGCTGTTGGCTATGTGGCACAAGCTGGCTCAGAATCTCTTGAAGAAGCATGGCAAACAGGTGTAAATAAACATGTTGGTTTCAAATATAAATTTGATAATGGACTAGCCTCCTATGATGAATACTCAGATGTAATCTGGGGTGATGGAGAAATGGTTCAATCTATGGTAGGTGGTGCACTTGGTGGACTCGTATTTGCAGGTGCAGCACATGCTCGTAGAGGCATAGACAAACGAAGAAATGATAAGAGAATACGCGAAATAAATCGTGTTATTGAAAATACCACTAATAAAACAATACAGGCTGTTATCAAATTTAATGAAATGGCAGCTGGCATGACTCAAGACCAACGTGAAGCCTTGATGCCAATTCTCTTAGGTGAGACTACATGGGAAACTATGCACGCTGCTATGCAAATAGATGCTATACGAGGAGATAATAGCGCTTTTGATGCTCATGTTTCATTATTTAATAGTGCTTTGGAAGCTGCACGTAATAACGACAGAGAAAAGCTTAAAGCATTAGGACTTGAGAATGTAGACAATCAATTTATACTTGATCATTTTGAAAAGCAAATAGAGATTGCTAAGCGTACTTACGAGAATTTCTCTAATGCTTATAACAAATATCGGAATCAAGATTTAGCTATGTATTTAGCTCAGAAGAAGTTTGATATTGAACAACTGCGTATGCGAGAAGGGTTAAATGCAGATTTCCTAGCTGATTATAGAGAGCAAGTTACGGCTAATCTGTCTGATGAAGATAAAGCTGCATTTGCCCATCTTAGTAATTTAACGGAGCAACAGCAACGTGTAACGACTCTTGAAAACTACATCAATTCTAAAGAATTCGGCAACCTCGATAAAGAACAACAAGAAGCTATTCAGAAACTTTATGAACAAAACAAAAAGCAATTTGAAGATTTACAGAATAGTAATGTAGACACAAGTAATGTTCAACATTTAGTAACTATCAGTAAAGATGTACAAGATGCAATGATTGATCGCATAAACTTTGACATTCAAATTGCACAGATACAAGCCGAGCACAATAAATGGGATAGTTATGATAAAGTACAATCTTTTATAGAATATCGTATTCGTCAAGCCATAGCAGCCTCTACTGAAAGTGAAGATCTTATTGCATTACGCAAGAGGATAAAGCGAGAGCATATACGTCTTTCTTCTGTTGAAATGCGAGAATTGGACAAAAAGATTAGTGATGCTTTAGAAAGAGAAAAACAAGCTGCGCAAACGCCACAAAATAATGCACAAGGTAATAATCAAACACAGACTCAGAATAATAGTCAGACACAAGTAAGTACGCAAAATGCTGCGCAAACTCAAAATAGCACACAAGCTCAGAGTACAACTCAACAGAGTTCAAATTTAGCACAGACTCAGAATCAGTCTACAACTACTACAGCTTCTTCTACACAGCAATCTCAGCCTGTTAATGCCACAAATACTCCAGCTCAATCACAGGCTGTTAACACACAAGCACAATCTCCTTTTGAAAGTATTACTCAAGATGAAAATTGGTTGCGTAAAATTGAAGAGTATGACAGTTTATTACATAGCGTAAACCCATTAACACCTGATGAGAAAAAAAGAAAAGCTAATTTAAGAAAAGCATTAAGACGTAAAGGTTTTCTTGATAAATACAATCAACTTGTAGCACAGCCGAGTAATTCTCAAACAGAACAAATAGAGAATGACAAAGAAAAGGCTCGTCAGCAAGTAGCTGATGAACTTATTGCTGTCATGACTCAAGCACAGTCTGAAGCTAATCAAGGAGTAACAATAGTTGATGATGAAGAACTTCCTTTTGCAGAAGAAAGTGTACAAGCAGCAAGATCATCACAAGAAGAGAACTCTCCTTATTTTGTTGTATCTGATCAGAATCTTATGTTCTCGCAATCTTATGACGAGTACGCAGAATCTTTTCATAAACATAATGCACAAGCTGCTTTTAATGATGAGTCAAAGGCAGTTTTAAGTAGAGCTGTTCAATTAATACAAGAAGAGATTGGACATGAACCTAGTTTTCAGGAAGTTGTAGGATTTCTTATTTCTCATACGAAAAATAAAGAGAGATTAAAATTTGTCTTTATGACTTTACAACACGCTTGGGAAATTAGTGGACGTACACCATCTAATTATAAACAAGTCTTTGAACAGTATTTTTCAACGGCACAAGATATAGTAGATGATCTTGCTAGACTTACAGAGGAACATTTGAGCAATACTCTAAACGGTACTACAGAAACTGCTACTGAAGTTCGTCCAGAGGAAAAACCAGTAGAAACACCAACGCAAGCTACTGAAGTTAGAGAGGAATCTCATTCTGTAGAAGAAACAGAAGTTTCTCCACAGCCCAATGGTACTGCTATCATGAGGACAGTTAGTACTGTACCTAAAGTGCATTTAGATACGGTAGAGTCTACTGTTGAAGATGAAGTTTTAGTAGACAGTACAGAAAACCGTGTTAATGACGTAAAGTTAAATGAAGAGTATGATATTGATTTATCAGAAGTGCTGCCACAAAATAAGCTAAATCCAGGTACTACAGTTCGTGCTGTAGTGCCTGAGAATTATATGGATTTAACTACACCGATATACAATCCTAATACAGGAGAGTTTATTAGAACTGTTAAATTCAAAGATTTCATTACAGTCTATAATTCATTGTTCGGAACAAACATCAACGAAAATTCGCAAGAGTACATTGATGCTATTCCAATGGTTTATCAAAATGAACAAGGCAAGAATATTGGTATTGTAAAAACTGTTGGTTGGTATAACACAAACAACGTTGGTTATGAAAATGATGCTGTAACGCAACAGCAAGTTATTCAAGAAGCACAGAATAATACAAGAGAGTTAAGAACTAAAGCTTTTACTAATGGTAAAAGTGGACTGAAATTGACTGTTATCGAAAAATCTAGTGGTCATATTCAAAGAACACGCGATGGTCAACAGAAACCTTTAAGTGAAATAGCACCCCATTCTAAACTAGCTATTGTACGTTCTGTAGGTGTATTTGAAGGCGTTAATGGTAACGTAAACGAAGAAGGTCAAACAGCAGTTGTTGCTGATGAAGCTGCTGATAAAGTTGGTACTGTAGTAGAAGTTCGGGAAGGTGTAAATACAAGTGAAAATTTAGTCCTGCGTTGTACGCCACAGCCTGTTGGTAAATCTCAACTGGATTCTATAAGACATGCTTTAATGGCATATTTGATGCATGCAAGATACCAAACTAATACTGGTAGTACTTTCTTGTCTGCAGAAATAATGCAGAGAGTATTCGGAGAGGATTATACTACTGCGATGCAAGTAACTGCTAGTATGCAAGAGAAATCTCAAGGAACTAACGGCAGGCTTAATTTCGCTAATTACACAGATCTAAATCGTTATATAAGTGCTTTTGTATATCTTCAGACGACATCTATTGAAGACTTTTTCAATAATCCTAAAATTGCTAATGGCACACTGTTTTTCTCTATAGAAAAAGGTACTATTACTATTGGTATCAAAGGAATATCAGAGCAGTTTGCTAATCAATACGGGTTAATTAAGCATCCAAATTTTCAAGATAGTTACTATCTGAAGTTCAACCAATTTACTTACAGTGATATCTATAATGATCCTTCATTGAGTGGTTTGTCAGAAGCTGAAAAAGAGGTTCAGGCAGGCAATATTTTCATGAATAAGTTTGAGAATATGATGTCTTTTTTGACAGACAAAGCTCCGAGAGTAAATACTTCCTTGGCAATGTTAAGAGGTGATTACTCTTTTGCTCTAATTGATGAGGATGGAGTTGTACAAAATAAGCAAGACTATGAACAATTTCAAAAAGGATTCTACACTTCAAATGTGCTAGAAGAGGAATTAGGTAATGGTGCACATACATCTTTATTTAATCCAGCAATTTATGTAGCAGAATTAGGAAATGAAGATCAAGCTCGTGAAACTAGAGAAACAGAAAGGCAAACGTCAATACCTCAACGTGCTCTTAGAAATATTGCAGCCAAGTTAGTAGCTAATAAAGAGTTGACTCCTACAGAGCAAACAATATACGAAGAACATAAAGAACGTGTAGAAAGACTTCGTGCTAAATGGTCTTCAGAAAATCAAGTAGTAACTCATACTGCTCCACAGCAAACAGTACAATCCGTTTCTCAAGTAGAGAAAAATGAGGAAGTGCGAGAAGAGAAAGAAGCTTTAGCTAAAGATAAGCAAGAAGCCATACGAAAAAGAAAAGAGAAACTTAATTCGATAGCTTTAACAGATGGTCAACAAGAAATAACTTATAATAATATAATAAAACTGTTTGGAATTAAGGGCAAAGGGAAAGCGAAAATTATAGACACAATATTAAGTTTACCCCCTGCAGATCTAAAGTTATTGTACAAAGTTTTTGAGAAAGGCAATTTAACTAGTGAACAACTCAATAACTTACTAGGCGCTGATTCCTTTACACAATTCACAGCTCTTAGTAAAGAGTTAAGTTTCTTAGAAGAACTCGCTGAGGCTAATAATGTAGATTTGTTAGTAGCAAACTTGATACGTCTAAGTAAGTCTTCCGCAGTAAGTCTTGCAAGAACTTTGATTTTTTCAAAGAAAAATCCTGCTAAATATTTACAGGATTTGATGACAAAACTCTGGTCTGTAGAAAATCAAACTGAAGATTATAAGAAAGCTTTAGCAGAATTTGAAAGTGTTATAAATGAGTTAAGCAATTTGTATCCTGTACAAAATAAAAATCTGCGTGCTGTTATTCGTGAGTTGCAATGTAGTAAAGTAGGTCTTAGAACAAATACAGAAAATGTAACTCAAGAAGAAGAAACTTCTACTACTGCTGCCAGTGAATTAAATCGTTCTGATGTAGCAACTCTGATTATTCAATATCTGTCCACTACACATCTCGATATACATGATACTGTAGCAGGACTTATTGAAGCTTTATTATCACAGAATTTAACAGTAGATACTTCTGTAAGAATTGACAGTTTACTTACTCGTGTAAACCCATCTGGTAGTATGGGGCAACTTTCTCATGTCGAGATAGAAAAATTAGGGCGTTCTTTTGCTCAGATGTATTTATCTAAACAGACCGAAGAAACACTGCGTAAGCTACCAAAAGAAGCAGTAGCGCAACAGATAGGTCTTCTTGTTAGGGAGCATCTAACTAATACAAAAAAGAAGCTGTTAGAGCTTGCAGCAAATGCCAATAAAATTGCAGCAGAAGATACGGAACATGCAGAAGCTTGGCTTAGAGCTTCTACACAAGTTACAGAAGAGCTCGTAGGATCTATAGATAATGCTTTGAAAGATGTTATTGAACAAAGCATTGCTGATGTAGAGACTTTTCTTGGAATAGATTTAAGTACAGAATTAACAGATGAAGACACTACTTTAGAAGAAGTTAATGCTTTTCTAGATGAAGATCTAGAGCAAGCTTTGAATGTAAGAGACTATAGCAAGTCTTCATTGGAGACAAATCATCGTCGTGGTATGCCTATCGCATTAAGGCTTGCTCTTTCTACCGTTGCTGTACTAGATGAAAATGGGCAACCCAAAGAAGGCTTATTCGGAACTCAAGAATACGTTCCTGTGGATACTGTCATAACTGCTATTGAAGAGGCTATTAGCTCAGAAGCTGATATAGAATCTGATATTAAAAAGCTTTTAGAGAGAATGGAACAGAAGGTTGGGCAGTATCCATTTTTACGTACTGTTATTGATAATGTAAATCGGGAATCTCAACAATTCCAAAACATGTTTACTTATCAATTTGCAAAGCATATTTTAACAGTGAAGATGGTTTTGGCTGTGAAAAATGCCGACGGCACTATCACTTATAATACAATTGATGCTAATGGTGTGAGAATTAGCCAAATGATTGCACAAGCTTGGTCTCAACAAATGCGCAACTCTAATCTTTGGTATGCAGATATAAACGGAGATATACGTTTTAATAAAGAAAAGGGCAAGCAATTGTTAGATAGGATGAGAGCTTTCCAAGATGCTGTTAATAAAGCTATTCAAGAGCATCAAAATAAGCCTCGAGGGACTGCTTTTGTTATCTCTGAACAAATAGATTTAGAAGAACTTAGAGATATTTTCTTAGATTTAGGTATGGACTTAAACACAAAGACTTTAGAAAACATATTGCTGTTTGGTCTACCGAATAGTAAAAACAAGCAAACAGTTGACGGATTAAATAGTGTTCTTAATTTCTTTAGAAATAAAAAAGGAAGTCTGTTTGCTAGCTTAGAAGATTTTGTAGAAAAGAATGTAAATAAGTCTGGAGAAGCACTTCTTGTAGAAAACACAGATACAGATCCGACTTATAATATAAGCGGTCTTCTACGTAAATTTTCTCAAGTAGAAGGTCAGCATCGCGAAGTTATGAGAACACGATCTTTTAGAGATGGTGATAAAACTTTTAATGGTTTCACTAACTCTATGATGGCGCATGATCTTCTGTACAAGCTCTTAAATACACAGGATAAAACCATGCTAAAACAATATTTAAGCATGGCGTTTACAAAAAATTCTATGGTTTTGCAGATTGTTGATCAGAACCCAGAATTGGCAAGGAACATCGCGATAGAACACGTGGCTAATACAGCATTTAAGAAAGATAAAAGTCGTAGTGGAGCAAACGGAAATATTGCACAATTGACTAATGCAGATAAACTTCTATATCAATTTGGTTTGTTTCATTCAGATAAATTGTCTGCTATAAGTTTGAATGGTAAAACGCCAACGTTTATGGGCTTTGTTCTTAGAATGGGTCGTATAATGTTTCCAACATTGTCCGACAAAAGCACGTCACTTATCTTTAACAGTTTCGCTGTAGAACTAGAAAATTCTGATTTCGAGATAGATAAATCTGGGGAAGTATCTGTCAGACGAAATGACAAAAGAAATATTCATGAACTGTTGTTCAGTCAAGTAGTACAGCCTGAGTTATCGCGTATTATACAGTTTGCTATGCATCGTAAAAATGGTAAAGCTGTTAATTGCGATGGGCTTAATGATGGCAGTAGAATTTTTTATATGCTACCTGCTTTGAACAATATTATGGTAACTCAGCAGAATGGTGAGTCTATTCGTTTTATTGAAGCTTTAGATCAATATGGAGAACAAATTCCTGAAGATTTGATGCATCAATTTAAGGAGCAATCTTATGATGTGATTGATAATTACATGCGAGCAGAAGTTGCTAGAAAGATTGCGCTCTTACAAGAAAACGGAACGTTGCAATTAAGTACTGGTGTAGACGCTGCAGGCAAAAGCACTTCTCCACACTTAGATTTAGATAAAGCATATAAGGAAAAGTTTGAAGTTACTAATTCAGAAGTTACAGATCTTGCAGCTAAGTTGCTGGCACAGGCACAGTTGCTAGCTTACGATTTGACTATCAATGAAATGATTGGCATTGCTAATCAGAATATGATGATAGTTGGTGACCTCGCACTGTTTAGTAAAGAAAAATTAGGAAAGAATTTTGATGGATCTATTTACAATCCTACACAGGCAAATTCTTATGAAAACTTTGTAAGAACTACCGAGTCTAATTTAGGTAAACGTTTAGCGCAATTGGTAGCGCCTGGGATTAGATTGGCGAATTGTGAAACACCTGCTTTTAAGCATTATTATCAGGTCGTTCTACAAGATAGGGTTGCTGTTTCCGACAACTATGGTTATATAACAGAGGTTTTCTATGGTAAAGAAGCTCGCAAATACGCAGAAGAGCAATTAGACAGGTTCTATAAAAGTACAGATCCTGCTGAACAAAGAGATATTCTTGGTGATTTAAGTGAAAAGTATCCCAAGATAGCGCCGTATTTAGAGAATGCAGAAACTGATGCACAGGAATATACTACAGCGATAGAACATGTAGAAATTCTCTTTAGACAAGGTAGAATGGCTGATGATGTATATCAGTCCTGTATTAAAAAACTGCGGTTACAAACTCGTTGGGAAATACAAAATCCAAATCAGCCCATACCGCAGAAGCTTTTACTAACTCAAGAAGAGCTTAAATCAGTACTACAGCCTATTAAACCTGTTTATAATGGAGTTGTAGTAGATAATGATTTAGGTGTTGCGCGTACTATGTATGTAAAAACATCTTCTTATCCTCTTATACCTCAACTTACGGCAGGCTTAGAAATCAACAAGCTTAGACTTGCATTAGAGAAGATGCAGTTTGAAACAAACAGATATGTAAGAGCGGCATATCATTCAGGAGTTAAGGTAGGCGCAACAAAGTCCAAGATAAAGATTTGGAATGAAAACGGTACATTTAATGAAGAAGTAACAACTGAAAAGCTACTTGCTTCTGCTGTGTTGTTAGATCGAAGTTTCTTTAGAATACAGCAGGATATTCCTTATGAAGGGCACATGGAAGTTGCGCTTATGACTCAAATGAAGAAACTGTTATTTGGTAACGGAATAACAGAGATAACTGATTTTGAGTATAATGGAAAAAAGTTGACAGGACGCGAACTCTATAATTTATTCAATGAGATAAACAAGGAAATGATAGAATTACGTAAATCGGAACTCTATAATGAACTTGGTTTGGATGAACACGGAGAGTTAAAGTCTGAAAACATAGAGAAGTTTGGTAAAGCCTTAGAAAAGATACTACAGACAGAAGCGTTAACTCGTGGATTTACAGAACAGGAAGTTACAGGGCTTAAAATTAAATTTGTACAAGAAAGAGTAAAAGATGCCAATGGTAAAGAGCGATTAGTTATAAAAGACGTTGTATTGAATATGCCACTATTTTTTGCTTCAAATCATCAGAGAATAGAAACTATGATGCAAGCTATAGTAACTTCTAGAGTCATCAATCAGAAGTTGCCTGGATATTCATTTATCGCAGCTTCAGAAGCAGGTTATCGGGTTGATGATAGTGTAGGGAATTTAAGTGCAAATCAACAAAGTAGAATCATCTACACAGATTCTTTTGATGGTGAGTTACATGGTGTACAAGAGAATGAAAATCAAACTAAACCTACACGATTACGATCTCCTAAAAGAAGTATACCATATAACGGGGCAGTAGTTGAGGTAGATGGTCATAGATATATTTATAGCAAATATACGAGAGGACAACATGAGGTTATTGACTTAGAGTCCAATAAATTAGTTCGTTTAGAGAAGTCGACTTCTTTCAATGTTGTTGGAGAATATCAAGTTGCTTCTCTAAAAGATCGCAGCTATATTATCACCGACTCAGATCAGATTATAGATCTTGTTTCTCGTGCTGTGCTTGAACCTAAAGCTTTCTCTCAGAAAGAGAGAAATATACTTTTTTCTCAAGTTGAAAGAATACCTAAGAACTGGAAGCCGAAAACAGGTGTTAGAAAAGTTCAAGTGTTATTGCCAGCAAAATTTAGAAATGAAAAAGGAGAACTTATCTCTTTTTTCAATAATGATAAAACACCTAATGAAAAATATGTTACTGTAGACAAAGAAGGAAGACTTCGACTTAAGAAGGGTATGATAGAAGAGGAGCTTCTTTCTCAGATTATGTGTCGTATTCCTACTGGTTCACACGTATCTATGTGTGCTATGGAAGTGGCAGGTTTTCTGCCTCCTGAATGTGGAGATTTAGTGATATTACCTAAAGGCTTGACCACACAAAAGGGTCTTGACTTTGATATTGATAAAGAACATACTTATCAACTACACACTTATGTAGAGCCAGAGACTGGGAAAATTCGAGTTTATAGAGGTACAGAAAGAAGAAAAGTTCTTGAGAATGAATTTATTAGAATACATAAAGCAATTCTGTCTTCTACTAATCCAGAAGTTCAGCGCAAAATCCTAAAACCTCTTTCTATAGCTTTTGCAAAAGAGCAGGCTTCTGAAATAGAGAAAAAACTCTCTCAAAACCTGCAAAATCAAGAAGAAGGTCATTCTGTACTAAGTAGTACTCTCCAAGCAAGAAAACTCGAAAACGGGGCTATTGGACGCGTTGCTATTGGTATTTATGCTAATGGCTTAACACTAAATGGGCAAATACAAGTTGCAGAAAAGCCCATTCAGTTCATGGAGAGGACGGAAAATGGCGAGGGTAAAAAAGAAAATAAGCCTATTACTTTACGATTTGGACAAATTGTATCTGACGGGAAATTGGGCAGATTAAATGCAATAGAGCATGATGTTTCAGGTACAACTCGTACAATCAGTGAAATTCTAGATGAGGCTCTTAACTTAGCTACAGATAACGCGAAAGAAGAGGCATTAACTAAATTAGGTGTAACTCTTGAGACAATCAATGATCATGTAATGACAATTTTATTGGGCTTTGATAAATGTCTAGTAACAACAGACAAAGGTAGACAAGAGATGTCTATACCATTTATGCTTTTGAATCAACCAATTATCAAAAGATTAGTTGAGTATAGAAAAGCTAATAATGCTGTTATGTCCGCAGCATTAACAGATGAACAAATTCTCCAAAAACTTACAGATGAGTTTGGTATTTCTATTTCTGCAGAGGTTTTGAATTCTGGCAATTATGTAAGAGAGACACAGAGAGATGGTTTTGGGAATAATCTAGAAGGTCAAAATCTCTATGACAATGTCGGCTCTTTTGCACCATCTCAGAAAACACAAGAAGAAGCTTTGATTATGTTCTTGGCTTTAGAACAACTTTCTGATAGGATGAGATCTATCAATAAGATTTCTGGTATAGAAAGTAAAGGTCTTGGTAAAACTTATTGGGATTATAGAGAGAAAAAAGAGATTTATAACAATTTCTATGATATAGAGACCTCAGGAGATATTGTTATACCTGGTATACATCAATTGTTATTTAGAGTTGAAACCTATACAGATTCTAATGGGAATGAAAAGAAAAAGTTTGTTCCAAATACACCTCTAGGTTATTTGCTACAAAATGGTTTTGAAGCACTGGAAGGTATATATGCAAATTTATTACCTTATGAAGACAATATTATTCGGAAAATGTTCAATGCTGTTGTATATATGTCTACAGCTTCTTCTAAGTTTATGCAAACTCGAATTATGGAGCAAGCACATAACGCATTGAAGCAATTTGTGAATTCTATTGATAATATAGGCTTGTGGAATAATTCTCAAGTAGCACGTCGAGATTTGTTTTTTGAATATAATGAGAATAGTCCAAATGGTAATCTTGTAAGACATCAATCTCTTGCAGGATATTTATCCAGTATCTTACAATCTAATACGCATCTTGCAGAAGTGCTTTCTAAAAATGCATTCTTGCAACGTTTAAGTTTTGATGTAAATCTGCAGCATGTAACTGCTTTGAATAGCATCTCCACTATTGCATTTTCTTCTGGGTTAGGTTCAGAATTAAATGAAAGTTATATATCACAAGCAATAGAAGATTTATATGATAATGACTATGAATTACCTGCAAAAAATGGCAAACCTTATACAAGCAGACAACTAATCAATGACTTATTAGCTTATTCACTTCTGAGTGGAAACACTAATGGCGTTACTTCTTTTATGAAATATATACCTTCTCGTATTCTTGAGCAAACAGATTATTACAGAATATATGATACTCTTAACAATCAGTCTAATGAAAAGCTGAATTCGTACAGTAGACTTATAAGAGGAGATCAAGAAGGTGGTGTAAATCCTTTTTTAGTTCAATTTTTTCAGCACAATTCTCATTTACTATCTGCAATACCGTATGCAAAACTCTTGAAAGTTATGTCTAAATATACCAGTTCAAGAATGCAGAACGGAGAATTTTCAAAAGGCTTTAATGATATTGTGGAATTTACTGTTCCGTCACCTTGGCTTGGTGATTTCACAGAGAAAGACACACCTTTTATGATTGTCATAGAGTTTGAAAGAGGTGGAAAACCTGTGCGAAATGTATTTCTCTTAGAAAATGTTATAGGTAAAGGCAGTGACGAACAATGTGTTTACAGGCGAGTACCTACATTGGGTACTCAAGGCATGTCTGAGTATAATCAGACAGCAGTACGTGAAGGAGTAATAGCTAAGTCTAATCTTGAAGGGAATAATCCTGAGCCTGCAGTTCAAGCAGAAGCCACATCTGAACAGATAACTCGTGATGAAAAAGTAGATGAGTTTGGACTTCTTAACAAAAAGGTTTCTTTATCACAAGTATTTATGAATATACTTTCTAAATTAGATAAGAAAAATCCTTTAAGACCTGTAATTCAGTTTCTTGTAAATAATCAGTATTTAAGCACTACAACAAAAATTGAAGTTATAGAAGAGAGTGAATGGGGTAATGTTCCTGAGAGAGTTAATACCGCAGGGTATTACGACAGTAAAAACAATACTATTTACGTTAGGTCTAAGTTTCTGCAGGATGGTATGCAAAATAAACTTGCTAAATTGATTACACATGAGATGTTGCATGCTATCACTAGTAAGTTTATCAATGACTATACTACGATTGTTGATGGACAATATGTAGTTAAACAAGGTGCACCAAAGAGTATTATAAGTTTGCTTAATGTATATTCAGAAGTTAAAAGACGATTTGCAGATAAGATTACAGAATATAGACAAGGAGATAAACAAGCTTCTAGAGAAAGTTTTGCAGTTGGATATGGTACATTAAATTTGCATGAGTTTATTACAGCAGCTTTAACAGAGCCAGATTTCCAAAAGTTGTTAGCTGAAGTGGAATACAAATCTTCGGGCAAGAGTTTTTGGGAAAAATTTGTGGATATTATTCAGGAAATTTTTGATTTTCTTAATGTTTCGCAAGAAAACAGCTTATCTGCGTTCTCTATAAGTGCCGCTTTGAAAGTTGTACGAGATGCAAGCAACAATCAAAACAACGTTCATCCTACGCTTGAAAATGGTGTTATACATGGTAGTATTGATTATGAGCTGTTGCAAGCACAATCAGATGTAAACGAAGTAGGTATTCCAACAGAAGAATTTGAAGAGAACAAACCTGTTGAGCAATTAACAACTCAAGAAAAAGAAGACATTACATTTAGTATCAGATGTTAGCGTGTAGTACAAGATCTCAAGTTTATGATCTGTTACGCAATCAAGGCTTAATAGATCAGTTTCAACAGTTTCCAAACTATCAATGGGTTGAAATATCGAAACAAGAACAAGCAATTCTTGATGAGATTGACAAGCTTTACCCAAATAAAAGAACATTTAATTCTTTATTTGAGACCCATCCTTTAAGAGTTGAGAATAATACTGTTATTAACATGCTGACAATGTCGCGTGATGCAGTGGTATTTTTCAATACAGTTATTGGCGCTAATGATGCAATACTTACTTACGAGCAAGAAAGACGTTTAGTCACACAGGTGAATAACAACATTATTCAAAATGGGGCTACACAACAGCAACAAGTTCCTGTACAACAATCAGCTCAAGCTCCTCTGCCGAGTAATTTAAGAATGCATTATAATGATTTAATAGCACGTACTAACATGCTAATAAATCAAGCAGAGCTACAACTACAGCGTATAGAAAGAGAAATTGCAAAGCATCCTAATGACAAACAGCTTTATGCAGAGTTAATACGTAAAAGAGGACTTCTAAAAGAGCGTCTTAATGGTAATTACCAAAAGAATATAAAAGGGCTTTATGCACTACGAAAAGAATTAAAATCTGGTACACCAGAACTTGTTACTCTGCAACATTATTTTGAAATGGATATGCTTCGAGTACAACAATTGTTATCGGATGGTAGCAATGAAGATCTTGTAGAAGCTAAGCGTATCTTAGATTTCTATAAAGAATTGGGCATTTTCGACATCAATAAAGGAAGCCACATCTTATTTGAAAATGATGAGGTATTTGGTCCTTTAGGTAATGTAATACTAGATCCTGTGGTACAAGATTTTTGTAAGAAATTAGCATCCCAAGCAGAGAAGTATAATGTGTTTATTGATAAAGTTATGCGTGAGCGTGTAAAAAACTTGGTACTCAATGATAAGCGAGTTCAACGTATGTATAAACCATCTAATATGTCTCAGCAAGAAATCAACGAATGGCTTTTTGCTACAAGTAAAGGTTTGCCTGATATAAGCTTCTTGGATTCTCTGATTATGGATACTACTAACGGAATAATGTCTAAAGGTCATATTATTCCTCAGATGATGATGCTTCATTTAACAGAATCTGTAGACGAAAAAAGTAAAGAAGCAGCTCTTCTTAATAGAAGACTTGATTCATTGAAGCCACAAGTAGAAGAAGAATTACGTAAGATGGGATATAATATTAACTTCTTGACAGCAAAAGGGGTTTCTTATGATATATTCCGACAGAAAGATAAGAATGGCAATTACCGAGATGGTTTATGTGATAGGTTTACTCAGGATTGGTTAGAAAAACGAGAAGAAATAGAGAAGATTTTTGCAGAGACTATGGCATTAGCCTTCAAAGAGGCAGATCTTCGTAGAAAGAAAAGACTTATTGCTAAAGCTCATAATGAAAGGGCACAAAAACTGCGAGAAAATTCTGTAGTAATGCGCCCTGCTGTTCTTGAAGAGATAATATCAGATCCAGAATTTGCTTCTTTGAAAAGATTTTTTGGTCAGCCTGATGCAAAACATAGACAAGAACTGATAGATCTTTTAGGAGATAGAGGCTATGCAGAATATATAGAGAAGCAAAAAGAGATTATCCGAAGTTACATTGCACAAAGTGAAGTTGAGCTTGATCGCTTATTTGCTGAAGAGCAAGTAGATAATTTTTATAATTTAACAAAACCATTACAAGATCAATACAAATTGTGGGAACAGAATTATAACCCTTTTATAGCTGCAGAGAATTTCTACAATGGTGTTGTTCCAAGTATTGGCAATATAACTGCTTATTCTGCTAACGAAAACAACGTTTTTATACCTAGAAAATATAAAGTAAAACTTAGTACAAGTAACGGAGTACTTTCTTATACTAACACTACAGAACAAACTGATTTTTACGATCAGAATTTTGAAGTTATCGAAAAGAATGATGTGTTAAGAGAATTCCACTCTTTAACAAAAGAGATATTGCAGAGTCTTTATAACTATTTACCACCTGATCAACAAGATAAGTTAGGAGAAAATGCTATACCAGCACTACAGAAAAACTTAGTAAGTATTTTAATGGATCCAACTATTCACGGATTAGCTAAGCTCTCGGAAGCATTTAGATACTTACTCTATAAGTTGAAAAGTCTCTTTGCAGAGGAATTCACAGATGATATTAGTTATGCTCACATAGATCCTATTACTCATAAAGAAATGTATCAAGTGAGTACTTCTTGGCTAAAAACCAATCGTGGTAAGATTAAAGATAGAACTATGATTGAGTTAATTAAGATTAGAGAATTCGCTAAAAATAATCCCGCGTTATCTAATTTCGCACATGTAGATTTACATAATGTGCCTAATGAAGTTGTTGTTTTGTTAGCGCAAAATTTAGGTTGTGAACCTACGGTAAATGCTATTCAGAATAGATTACCAAATAGCAATGTAAACGACTTCAATATTGAGAAGGAATTACGTGCTGCAATAACACATCAAATAGTAGCAGAGAATACTTTCGATTTGCCTAAGATTTTGAAATTGTATAATCACTTGGGAGCAGTATACGCAGCTCGTCAAGAAGCATTACCAATACTTAATACAATGAAGTATTACTACGACAATATTAAAAAAGCTACACCTACTTCTGATGGTAGAGCACGTTTAAGTCGTAGAAGATTAAATCCTGATGGATCTCCATCTGCATTATTAGAAGACAACAGACATAATGCACAACAACAGATGGAGTCTTGGTTTCAGAGATCTGTACTGGGAAATTATAATTCAAAAATTGAGTTCGGAGATACTCGTTTGAAAAATGTAAGAGATAAGGATTTTGGACGTGTTCTGTCCAGAGAGGAGAAAAAATTTATTCGAGAAACAGATGAGGCTATAGCAGTGTTGCAACATACAGTAGACACTTCTAACAACTCGGATGAGATAAAGAAAGCTCAAGCCGAGATTGACTATTTGACGCTTAAAAGAGACCAAATAGGACGTAAAGTAAGTGTGACAGCTATCTTTGATTCTATTATGAAATTTACCCGTTTTAAGGCTCTCGGATATAACTATAAATCTGGTTTGACTAACTATTTTGAAGGTCAGATGGGAAATATGTTAGCAGGCGCATCTGGGCTGTATTTTTCACCAGAAAATCTCTATAGAGCTAATAACATAGTACGCCAATCTACAATTAAGTTTCTAACCTTTGGTAAAGGTGTTCCTAGAGATGCGAAAAAGCTTCGTATTCTAATGGATAGGTTTAATGTGTTACAAGATGCGACTAATGAACTACAGAAGGCATCTAACAAGTCTCCTTTACAAGGCGCAGCCAATGTAACAGAGCCTTTTGAGATGACTCGTAAAGTAGAATACAAAAACCAATCCCCTGTTATGTTAGCAATACTTTTTGATCAAAAAATTAAAGACATCAATGGAGCTAATGAAGTCACTGTTTGGGATGCTATGGATAATGAAGGGAATTTATTACCCGAATATAGAACAGATGAAAATATTGCTACTTGGGAATTATGTAAAACAGATGAGTATCGCGAGTTTGCTAGCAAAGTCACAAAGACTATTGTAAATATACACGGTGATTATCATGAACTGCGAGGCATGATGGCATCAGAATATATGACAGGTAAAGCATTATTGATGTTTAAGCGTTGGATGCCTAGATACTTTTATAATAGATTTGCTACAGAACAAGATGATATTGAAGCAGGAATCAAAGGCTTCAAAGGACGTTATAGATCAGCAACAAAAGGTACTGCAACGCTTGGTGTTGGTTTAGCTGGTATGATAGCATTTGGACCTATTGGATTAGCTGCTGGTGCTGGTGTAGGATATTTAATGGGCAAGTTCTTTGGTGTAAAAACAGATCTAAATATTATACAAGATTTACTTTACAACGCTCGTGGTATCTTAAAAGCAGGTGCACGTATAGCAATCAATAGTACACCTATAGCAAGCGGTAATAGACTACGTCAAGAAACAGATGTTGAACTCACAGATAAATTTGGAGGAAAGTTTGATAATATAGACGCTGCTAATTTCAGAGCTAATATGACAGAAATTGCATTGCTTATGACTTTAGTGGCTTTGAAAATTATCGTAAAAGCAGCGCTTGTTTCTGCAGATGATGACGAAGATGAAAATGAATTGTTGAATAAAACGGGAATGATCGCTGTAAACCAAATGATGCAGATGTCTGCTCAAATTCAAGCTTCTTTAAGCCCACAAGCTTTATATAAAGGTACTGTAGCATCTGTGCCTGTTTTTGAGCAGATTGGGAACATGATCAATATGGTAGGTGCTGTTAACAAGGCTTTACACGGTGAAGACACTTTGAAATCTGGTGTACATGCAGGCGAAAGTAATTTAGCTAATACTACGAAAAGAGTATTCTTTCCGTTTACTTCAAGATTAGAAGCAACAGGTTCTAAACAACTTGATACAGATTACTTTGATGAATTAGATATATCTAAAACAGATAAACAGATCTATACTGCAAAAGTTAAGGCTTTGAAAGAGGATTACCGCAGTACATTAGCAAATCGGAATGTCAAAGAGAATGATATAGAGAAAGCTGTAAGAAATCGCTTCAGAGTCAAGAAAAAAGACGAAACTTATAAACAGTACTATAATCGTATCTCTGGACAAGTGTATGACCCATTTAAGCCTAAGAAACGTGAAAACAAGAAGAAAAGAAGAGGTGAGTAGAGCAAAAAAAACACCCCTACACTAATAACAAGTGTAGGGGCGCAACTAAAAATAAAAGAACATGAACGAATACAGTGACTCAGACAGGACTCGAACCTGTAATTAAGCTTTAGAAGAGCTTTGTTATATCCACTTTAACTACTAAGCCAAAAACCTGCCAGACAAAACTCGTTTGTAGCAGGTAAACACTTATACATGAGAATTCAATCACAAAGATAATACTTTAATCTTCTTCTACGATCTCATCCGATTCAAAAATATTCACTTTTATAGTAAAACGATCTGCGAAAATAATCCAGAGTTGATCTACATATATGTCTATAGATACAAAATTTCCGAAGGAAATCCCAAAAGCATTATTAAGAAAATTTTTCAAGCGGTTTGCAATACGCTCCATACCACTACGCTGATCTGCAAAAGTGTTTGTAAAAAATTGAAAATCAGCATTTCCGATGCATTGTGTATCTGCATCTGCTTCTTTGAATTTCCTTGAGTCTGCGTAAAAGAAACTATGTACACGACTCTTAGCCCAGTCTTTACTAATAGACATTGTTCTTTGTAGATCGTCTAAAATAGCGTCTATAGTTTGTACGCCTATAGGATAGGCTTCACGTGGAGATGAATAATCACCTCTGTAAGCTAAAAGTGCTTTTTCTAATTCTTTCAATGTCATTTTAGTCTGTTATAAATATATAGTAGTCTGTCCTTATAAGTTGATGACGCGTTGTATTTCGTAGCTATAACTTTGTCAATATATCCCGCGTCATCATATATTTTATCCTGTATGTTGATATTCTGCCAGATTTTATAATCCCATATACATGCTTCGATGCTTTTATAGGTACCTAAAGAGCTTGTAGAATCTTTGGTATTTAACTGAGTCGTAGGTCGCTTATAAGCTTTGTGCATTCCAGTGATGTTATTTTTTGAAATCATTGTGGAGTCTTTAAGCCAACCTGTTTCAAGAATAACTTGCGCTAGAAATACTTTTCTATGTTCTATTCCTATTGTTATAGCATAATTTTCTATATTGGCAAGATCTACTTTAGCAATATAGTCTGCTTGAACTCTAAAACTTTTCTCTTCAATATATTCATGATAATAATCAAGCGCACTATCATATATAGCTCTCGATATAAGCACTAATAGAGGAGAAAATGATAGAAATAAAAGTACATATTTGTCACTCTTTGTCATTGCTCCCTTCTTTTGTTATGCCGTATTCATCAATGATGATAATTTTCTTATCAGTTTCATTTATAATTACAATATTTCGTTCTGAATCTTGAATTACAATAGGCTTTTCACATACAGCAAAGTGTTTTAAAAAGAGAAGTACTATAAGAGATGCCATTAAACCAATGGCAATTAGACCTACACATACATGCTCAAAAATTTCACCAAAGGACTCTTGTTTTTTATTTGTGTTATTTGACATAATCTTTTGTTTTTAATTTAGTTATCAACCTGCGTCCACGGCGATCAAGAATCCCTTCAACTCCAACCAGAACTATTCCTTCCGCATTTCCATTATATTCTGTATGAGTTCTAAAGCCTTTTTCAACAATTTCCTCTGCTTCGTTTATTGTCATAAGTCCAAAATGAGGTACTACTTTAAGCCCTAGTTTAGAGCATATATCGCATACATTTGACCATTGTAACCACCATACATTGATATGTATATCAAACACTAAAAAGTCAAATGCCCTTTCAGGTAATTGCAATGGATTACTCTGAATATTATGTCCTATACCTTCTCCGTGTATTGTTATATACAAATCTCTATGTTTATTCGATGCAAATGCTTCATCTATAGCCTCCTTGGTAATAAGACTATTTAAAAACATTAGCAAATTTTTTGGTATAACTGATTCTTTATTTCTGCCTTTGAACCAGTATTCTATGTTATTGCCATCTATTCGTATATCTAGACGAATATTCGTCCCATCTACTTTTTCCTTGGCTTCCCAAGGTGTTTGTCTTAAATACTTGAAAACATTTTCGCTATAATCTTCAGGAATAATCTTTCCTTTTTTGTCTCTTTTGTATAGAGATTGAATTGTAGGATATTCAGAGTCGTATGGAAAAGATAATATACTCATTAGTAATTTCGTATTAAAAGTTCTGTTACACAACCTCGTTTATTTCCTTTGCAATTGATTTTGCGAGGAACTTCAATTTCTGTAATATGCCATTTTGCATATAATTCTCGAATCCTAGGTACGTCAGAATTGCTTAGCAGCCATTTATAACCCATCTTATCTAAATTTGTAAGCAGGAGACATAAGTTCTCTTGCTCTACAATATCAAATCCACCAGCATTAAACTGTGTAAAATTCGATGTAGTAGAAGTTGGATAGTAAGGAGGATCTAGGTAGATAAACACCTGTTCTGGATGATGCTTTTTGAAAAGAGGATGTGTAAAAACAGTTTTATAGTCAGTACACATAAATATTCTTTCACCGAGACATTTATACTTAAACAACGTCGAAACTCCTCGTAGTTTGTTACACACAATTTCAGGGTCTATGCACTTAATATGATTACAAGGAGCATTAAATTCTCCTTTTTTATTTTCTCTCCATAATCCATTGTAGCATGTTCTATTTAAGAACAAAAACAAAGCTAATTGATAAGGTGTTAATCTTACTAGCTCATGCTCCAAGACTTTTAACTGATTAAATTCAGCACGAAAATCTTTATAAAATGCGTCTTTATTTAGTGAATAGTTGTAATCATACACGAGAACTTCGTAACAATGTATTGTTTCTGTAAACTTACCATCAATTACATCACTAAATATTTGCATAATGCAACGATTGAGATCGTTAAGCACGCAATCACACCTAGTCTCTATACGATTTTGAACAAACTCTAAAAAAATACTTCCACTACCTAGAAATGGTTCACAATACAAATTGATAGATTCCAAATCAGGAAAATGTTGCAAGATTCTATCTTTGATTTGCTCTTTATTGCCTGCCCATTTGAGAAATGAATTTGTCATCACTATTAAATATTAAACTTTTATGGGTACATTATCATTAAAAATTTGTTTTACACAAGTTTTGCCATAATTCTGTCTCCTGAAGTTGTTTGGATGTCCAACATACATGTTAATACAAATTCAAAATCAGGGTGTGTTCTTTTCGTAAATTGAAACAGTGCGTCTGCTTGATTGAGAGTCATTATACCATAATATGGTACTACTTCATATCCTAATCGTTTTGCATACAGTTTAACATTACTCCATCCTAGCCAGCCACTATTGAACCATATATCATGTATTACAAATTGAGGTTTAGATTCTTCTTGTTCTATAAATATACCATAGACTTTTATATAACGAACTGAATCAGATTGAGAAAATGCAACTCGTAGAGTATCAATTGTAAGTGTATGTAGAAAATAATCAGAGATAGAGCCTGTTCTAATTTCTTTATCCTCTTCATCTAATAGATAAAAGAGGTTATCTTCTTTATCTAGCCTAATAGTTAAGCAAACAGGAATACCTTTTATATTTCTTTTTACTTCCCAAGGAGCGTTTTGCAAATGCACAAAAATATTCCTGCTATATGTATTAGGAAATTCTTCTAGATAGAGATTTGGTACTTTAATATGTGCTTTGGTAAACATTTTTAGTATGTATATTAAATCCCTACCTGTAATAAACAGATAGGGATTGAGTTAATAATAAAGGTTCTTAAAACTGCCAAACAGACCAATGAACACTAAGTCCTAAACTTACAGTCATCCGAGCTTTATAGTCTATTCCAAATCCTATATACGGTCCTGCACCAAATCGTTTAACTTGAGGCATTTTCAGTTGATATGCTCTCAGTGATGTAGTTTCTGTATAAGGATTAGAATTTACTACTTCTGCAAAGTATCTTGGACTTGTAAAGAATCTGCCAATGCCAATGTATCTTGGTTCACTTCCAATGATAACGGCGTATTCATTTCTTGTAGTGAGCTTGAGTCTTGTAGAGTCTCTACTTGCTCGGATTTCAGCTCTGTACCATTGTTTTTCGTCCGATAATACAGACCAATACACAGGAAAATGATCATCAGTAGTACTAACAGTGCTACTATCTGTTTGTTGAACGCTTTCCACATAAGTTTTAGTTTTGACTTTAACAACATTACCTTGGTGTTTTAGTTTATTTTTGTATTTAGTGATTAAGTTTTGAAGTTCTAAAATTGAAGAATCTTGGCTTTCTATTTTTAACATCTGTTCTAAATTTTCTGTCTCTAATACAGAAATTTTTGCATGCATAAGACTGTCTTTAGAGCGCCAAGTTTGCATCTTCTCCTTGAGCTGTTCTTGTAGTATACCAACTTTGTTTTTTATAGAAAGCGTGTATACATAAATCTGTAATCCAATGAACGTTAGTACAGCTAGACAAACTGTAGCTATAACCAGTTTTTTCATAGTGGATTCTGCTTATAGAAGTTTGCAAGTTTCGCATAGTTTTCAGACTCCTTTTTTAGGGCTTTTTTCTTTGCAACACGTTTCTTAGCCACTGTGTACATTGCTAACACGACACCACACAGAGCACATATAGAAAATATGATTATTGTTTTCACGTTTGTAAGAATTAGTAAAATCACCTCGAATAGAAACACGGTGAAATATATTCGCAAAAGTAATCTAAATAATCCAATTTTATTTGGAAGATAAAATTGAATTAGGCTTGATTTAGCTTTTTGCAATAGGCGCATACATTTCGGCTTCAACTTTTCCCCAATTTTCATAATTGTCTAAAATGAAATCATCTGGTTTCAGCTTGTATACTATATCCACTAAATCAAATTTCTGATTTTTGACATCAGTGAATAGTATCTCGGCATTAGTGCTAAAGCGAAGTTTAGGCGCTTTATACTGGTTGTCTGCCCTATCTACCATCATTGTACACTGCTTTATATGACCATGATAGATATGTACATTTGACAAATCACCGATGAGAGTCTCAAATCTGTATCCAGTACATGCTTCAATGATACAACCTAAAAGCGCATAAGAGGCAATATTAAACGGTAAACCTAAAAAGGTATCAACACTACGTTGATGCCATTTAAGCGCGAATTTATAGCCTTTCTGCTGACCGTCTTCATAAATATCTGGAGCAACAAGAACTTCAAAACTCCAATGACAAGGAGGTAGTGCCATGTTCTGCAAATCTTTAGGATTCCAAGCGGTCACAATATGACGTGTTCCAAGAGGATACTTCCTAAGATTTGTCATAAGCAAATTGATTTGATCAATCGCATAAGCGAAATCACGCCATTGAGCGCCATAGATACGTCCTACGTATTTTTCATTAGTATCAAGATGAGCTCTCTTTGCAAAGGCTTCCATATCCTTGTCCCAAATATGAACATTATGTTCATGTAAGAATTCTAAGTTTTGTTCTCCTCGTAAGAACCAAAGAAGTTCTGTTACGACAGATTTCCATACAATTTTCTTAGATGTTAGCACAGGAAAATTGTCTTTAATTGAAGCAAATTCCTCTGCATTATAAACCAGCTGATCAGAATAAATTTGAGTTCTGATTTGATTTCTAGTTTCATCTTTGTAATCAAATCCGTCAAGGAAAATATTGTTGATGATTTTTGCGTAAGCTTTGTCTATCTTAGCCATTATACTGTACTTTATTGTGTTCTATCTGTGATACAATTCTGTCGTCAAACTCAGGTTTATTCTCTAGCATCCAAGCTAAAAACAGAGCATTAGCTTGAATATGCCCTACATGATTGAGACCCGACTCAGGGTCATTGTTTTGTCCTTCCATGAAAGCATCTAAATGTCTTTTTAAGGATTCGCATATCGATAAAATTGGCAAACCTTTTTTCCAATTATCTCTACCAGAGATTATGAAATCTTGAAATCCATAGTCTTTTGCGAAAACTTCTGCCAACTTATCTTCAAGTTCAGGATGTAGTTCTGAAAGAATTTGCTTTAAGATACATGCTATGTTTTCGTAATCTCTTATGAGGATAAGAATAGAGTATCCATCCTTGTGACTTATAAGAATTCTTACAGGATACTTAATGTGTCTCCAACAAGCTTGATCTTCTATTGGAATGTAGAATTCATTATTTCTATCTGTGATATTTTTAAGATAGTATCCTGATGGTACTATGATAGAAGCGCCTGGAATATAGCTAGTCGTGTCAAAATTCACTTGTTCTGTAACAAGATAAATATCACCAATTTCAGAAACCGCAAATATTTCTTGTAGATCGTTCACAAGCTTTATAACTGGAGTTTTGAAACCTTCACTAAGACGAGTATATTTCTTAGCGCCATATTCCAAGACTCTGACCATTGGAATTAACGCACTTTGTGGTACTAAAGCCCATCGTGGTTTTCCTTCGTTGTATCTTTCTGCACTCATTACAAATAATTTTTAACGCCATACATAGGATCTATTTCCCAATTATTGTCGACGCATTGTTTATAGTATTCTACTAAAGGGTTAAGCTTAAAAGTTCGTGTATCTGTAATACGATCTTCATTTACTTCAAAGAAACGTGGTGTACCTACTTCATTTGTACTTTCTACTACAAACACGAATGACTCTATACTTGCAGCAGGGAAAGCTGCTTCTAAAGCTTGCTGATAAAAAGCTGCTTGAACATCATATCCAAACTTTTTATACGCTAAAGGGAAGTTAGAAGTAAGATCTGCTGTAGTTTTAATATCAATTCCTTTCACGTTAATCGGAACACCGTTGACTTTTTCGATTAGAACCATGTCAAGCAATGCCTTGCATTTTACGCCGCCATACTCAAAATAGACAGGAAATTGCATAATAACATCTGTAGGAGTAAAGTACTCTGTGATGTTTTGCAACTGAGTGTCCAACAATTTTTGTATTGATTCGGCTATTCCCCAAGCTTTCAAATTCTGATCTGAACTAAGAATTGTTTTGTTTTGACTTTTTTGAAGTAACTCAAAGTAAGCTTTACCTTCTTCTAAAACCTTTTTTAAGCGTGTTTCAATCTTGTAGTTAGCTTGCCAACCAGATTCTTCAATTATGGTTACAAGTTTCTCTTGCGCTTCTTCAAGTGTCTTTTCAAAACCATACTGTTGAACAAAAGAATCTACGATGCCTTTGATTTTATCTGAGGGTAAATTTTCTTCTTGAGCCACATAGAAAGTTTCCAAAAAAGCTTCTTTAGGTCTTGTGATAAGCGAATCTACAGCACTTCCCAAGCGAAAAGAATCTGAATCTGATTTCATGTCTCTGCACAGTAAAAAGTGCTGCATACCACCTTCTAGAAGTTTCAGTGCAGTTTGGTTTAATGCTTTTGTCGTATAGTACTTTTTGATGTATTTATCATTCGTGTACTTGATTTTCAATCTTTCCATTCTATCTGCTGAATTAGTTTACAAAAATCCTCAAATGTCATGCTTACAATACTGTCAAATTCAGTTCTGGGTACACCTTGTTTGCCTTCACGATGGTGTATGATAATTAACGGTGCGTCTTGTTCTTTTGCATTTGGTAAGAACATATTAAATATTCTGTTTTTCAACTCCATGAGAAGTTTTGGAATATTCAATCCCCGTTGTCTACCTGCTTTAATTTGCACATTGATTGGTAAATTGATCAAATCAATACCCGCGTCATCATGTATTCTAGAACCATATCTAGAAGTTTGACAGAACGAGAAGCCAAGCTCTCTAAAGAGCCTGGCATATTCTCTTTCTGCATCCGAACCTTTTCTCTTATTGATCCTGCCCTGTCTCGCTGAATCGCGTCTTTTTCCTCCACAATTGCCCATCTAATTGAAGTTTTCGTAACAACTTATCTTGCTCTTCTAATGAAGTAGGCAAGTCTTCTAATGATGAAGCAAAGATAGTTTGTTCTATACTTTTTGAACTACTCATTTCAATTTTCACACCTTCTTTATACAGTGGATGTAAATAACTTGTTTGTACTACTTTAAGGAACGTTTTATATCTGTCATCAAACATAAGTTTATCTGAAATCAGAATTTTAATAGCTTTTGCAACTTCCTTACTACTAATTTCAGATAAATCGTTGTCAATATAAATTCGTATATATTTCTCCAAATTCACAACACAAGTCATTAGAATATCTCTTGAAGAATTACGAATAAAATGTGGTAGTAAATATATGGTACTTTCTTTTGTCTTTATTTTCCCACATTGCTTATTTATAAGAGCTTTCTCTAAACATGAAAATGAAAACTCATCATCATCTATTTCACAAGGAGAATAAAAAAAGAAATTGAAATCTCTAAGATTTCCCTTTTTAGAAAGCTCTAATACATAATACTGTGGTATACTTGATGCTAACTCTATACATCTTGAAACATATTCATTCGCAACATAAAACGGAACAAAATCTTGTGAACTATGACCACATAATGTTGGTGATATAGTAGTTGTTAGTCTTCGAGTAAACGGACTAAAAATTTTACAAATATCAAACATTTATTGTTCTGTTTTTATTGCTAGTAAAGGTAACATGACTTCTGTTTTGAAAGGTACATAACGGACTTCAGTACCTTCAAAAATGTTTGTCAAGTGATTTGTAAACAACGCAGTCATCATAGAAGCTATCATAGAAGCCACATGAGTAGTTTGTTGTAGTGTGCAAGGTTGATTTACAGCAAGATTATCATCAAATAATGTCTTTTCATAACGTTCTATATCTTTTTCTTGAACACAATAAATTAAAAAGTTCTCGAATGATAATCGACCATCAATAAACAACTTATTTTGTGCTGTTTCCTTCTTGAAATTTTCAAGCATTATAGCTCTAGCACTCATGTTATCGAAACAGCTAAACATAAATCGCCCATATTTACTGTTTGCTGTATATTTTTCAGTTTCAGTACTAATTGCTATATCTACAAGCTCTTTGATATTGTTTGCTAATGCGTTTGTTTTATCAACACCCACTTGCGAACGAGCATATAATTGACCACCAATATTCTGTTCTTCTACAACATCAAAATCGTATACAGTAGGCAAAAAGCCTGCTCTAGCTAACATAAAAGCTAGATGACTCCCAATACCACCAGCACCACCAATTAAAACTTGAGTACCTTTTTTATACCAAATTGCGTCTTTATAACGCCCGTCTATCTTGATCATGTTCTGCTAATTTAGCTACTACCTCTAGATTATTGTTGATTACAATAGACAAATATTCTTGTCTTGCATTTATTTGTGTAATTATATCCTCCATATCTGTAGATGAAAAGAATGCTCTCATCTTATTATGGCTATGTAATGTACCTTGACTTAAACCAAGTAAATTATTCTTTTCCATATATTCAAACAATTCCTTAGTAAAAGTAAATTCTGTTGACATTTCTGTACCTTCGTTTAGAAGGTAGAAATCTTTAATTATAA